TCAATAAGTACCCTTCTTATTAGGATTCACACTAAATTTCCGTAAAGCATTCCCCGACTTAAGCACTTTTGAAGCCTGCTCATTAGCTGAGGCTGTGAAGGTGCTCTCACCATTTTTAACGCTAACGCTCTTAGAGCACGTTACACGGGCTTTTAGCGCTTCATCTGATAACTCACTTGCCGAATAGCTAAAAAGCTCTTTACAGGTCAGCATAGGGCTTCCAAGATTCGTTGTAGTGTTCCCTGTATTCTTTTTACTGGTAGCACCACCATCATTTGTGGTAGCCGTTTTGCCAGTGGCTGCTGAAATATCAGTTTGCCCTACGATTGAACGAAACTCTACACCTTGGAAGGTCATCTGAATACGAAGACCATTAGCAATGGTATGCTCTTTACTCGCTTTAAACTGAGTAATGATACTATCAGTGATAGATATTCCATCTTTACAAACAATAGTGATGATTTGCTTCTGGTCTCGCCATTGTTCAACCGTAGAAATAAAGGTTTCTACAAGTTGCCCCTGTCTGGTTAATAGAACTGAACCCGTCGAATCAACCACTACAACACCGCTAATAGAGATGGTCTTAGGTGCTCTCTGAACATTATCAGTGATAGTTTGCCCCGATTGCATAGCCTGAGTTGTCACCATCATCGGTGAGTCATAGTCCATCTGTTCAGTAGCTGTTAAGGCAAGAAAAGATTCTACATTATCTCGAAGATGAAAATAGATACCATCTTTACCTGAGTATCTAATTTGCTTTGTGTCAAACATTGTTGTTATTCCTATTCTGTTAAGCGTGAGCTACGTGAAATCTAATTTTTGATGTTGGTATCTGTTCAGAAGAAATCACGTAGCATTCGACTATTCATAGTTGAATCGTCATACTAGATAAAGATTAATAGATTGCCATGTGTGGCAATAAATATTAGTAGTTCTAACATTGTTTATTCCTCTGGGTAAGCTGAGCTAATCAAGGTATCTTCCTGCATACGATTAATATGTGATGTTGTCCTTTCATCAATAACTTTCCCATCAAGTACCGTCTGAGTTGTGATATTGATTGTCTGAGGCTGAATATTTACTGACGGCTTGATAAGCTTTAAATCTTGTGTGAATGTTTCCACTCGACCTTTCAGATTATTTAATGCTTCAGGTGAAAACTGTGGAACATCTTTTGATTTGCCCTGAACCATAGCCCATAAAACAGTGGCTAAAGAGTTCATGTCACCAGTTAATGCTTGGTCTGTGGGTTCCACCTTTGACCTTACAACTTTATCAATTGGATTATCTGACTTACTCATCTGACGTTCATAGAACGGTTTGACAATGGCATTAATCACATCAGTTGCCATACCGATAATCACTACTTTGGTAATTGCATCAGCTACAGATAATTTTCCTTTACCACCTTCAACACTACCGGAACGTGAATTAATTCTTCCTGCTGCTGTATTTGCTACATTTCCAAGCGTGGAAATAGCCCTAATTAAGTTCCAGATACCACCTACAGCACCAATACCAGACCTTACAGCGACAATACCAGCAAGTCCCTTTAATGCACTTAACAGGCCATTTGCGATACCATCAGCTACAGCTTTTTGAGTGTCATTTAATTCTCTGTAAGCAAGGGTCACTCTGTCAAAGAATCCCTGCACTCGGTAGCTAATCGTGGTTAAATCATCAATACCGTTTGACATGCTTTTCATCAAGTCGCCAAAATGTTCACCAAGATTTTTAGCTTGACCACCCAGTGAATTAAGTAAATTAGTCAGTGACCTTGTAAAGTCTGTTAAACCTTCCTGTGAACCATCGAACATTAAGGCCAGATTATTATTCCATGAATTACTTAAGCGGCCTAACTGCGTCTGAGTAGAGTTAATAATCTTTTCCCATCCACCAGCTTTATCAATCATCCTTCCCATTTCAGCGGATACTTTAGGGAGAACATCTTTAGAAAGAACCTTACCGTCTTTCATGGCCTTGTCTAATTCTTCTGTAGTCATCCCAAGGCTTCTGGCAAATAACTGGAAAGCACCTGCCATTCTGTCACCTAATTGACCACGTAGCTCTTCAGCCTGAATCTTCCCTTTAGAAGCCATCTGCTCGAAAGCTTTCAGAATCCCGTTAATTTCATCAGTACTTAAACCCATTAATCTGGATGTGCCAATCACATTAGAAAATAGGGATTCTTTCTGGTCTGTATTCATATCACCAGCACCAGCGGAAAACTTAGCAAAACTGCTTAATGTTTCAATCTGGTCTACACCTGTATTATTAGCAAGATTCTTAACGAAGTCTGTAGCTCGTTTAGCGCCTTCATCGCCTAATACAAATTGTGCCGCTCGTTGTGATGCTTCTTTTTTCAGACCAACCTCCATAATCTTCCTATAAGCTTCTAAGGCTGTCTGAAAACTATAAATGGCTGTACCTGCTTTGATTGCACTTGTAGCTAATACATCTAAACCATTTGAAGCATTTTCACTGTGATTGTTTTTGCTGGTGGTCTTATTAAACTTAGAAAGTGTTTCACGTAGATTTTGATTTAACTTTGCTAACTCACGATTAAAAGCTTCGTTCCCAAGTGTCTTGGATTTACCGCTTAAGCTGTAATACTGGCTTCTAAAATACTTCTCAAGTAGAGGATTAAAGTCACGAAGCTTGCTCATATTCACGCTATGCGCTGCTGTGATTGCTCTGTTTCCGCTAATTCGTGGCTGTCTTGGCTGTCTAAGTGGCTTTAAAGTATCCTCAATTTCAGTTTTAATCTTAAACGCTTTAGTGTTTTTAAGACGCTGCTCAATCTTGGAAACAGTCTTATCGACATTTCTTTCCATGACCTTGAGAGAATCATTTAAAGGCGTAGGGTTAACTCTGAATGCCTTATTTAGTCGTTTCTCAATTCTTGATGCGATTTGCATCGTTTGTTTCTCGGCTTTTTCCAAGCCTTTTAAAACTTTCTGAGAGTTAAAACTTAACTCAATCAGAAAATCATCAACTTTAAACTGTGCCATTGTTCATATTTCACCTCATAGACTTCGGATAGAAGACTATCTCATATACAAAAAAGGGAGAAACTACCGATATCACTCGATAATCTCTCCCGTTGATTTTTACCCAACCAATTCTATTAGAAGCTTTAATGGTAAACGTAAGAATACATCCCATCATCACCTAAAATCTGTGCGTCACATGGTAATTTATCCAAGCACCATGAAGGAATCTTACGTACCTTTGGTTTGTGTGAGGTGATAACTCGACGTTGATTTCCAGTTCGTAGCTTTGGTTTGGTTTGTAACTTTAAGTTTTCACAAACAGACCGAATAGTCTCTAAACGTTCTTCAAACATTAATCACCTCACATATGCATAATTAAATAACCTTACTAAATTCTCGTGGAACACTCAAAAAGTCATTGAAGCTACTAATCTGTGCAAGCTCTTGTTTGTATTCCTTAGCGATTTTTTGATGGTCACGAATCAAATTAGCCAGAGTTGATTTCACCAAATTAATCTCGGTTTCTCTTACCTTCATCAGTCGCTTTCTAGCCATTTCTTCAAGCTCAGCTTGTGATTTATCAGAAATAATTAAAGTCAGTTTATGTGGCGCTCTGACAGCTCTTTCTGTACGAACAACTCTTTGGCCTTCTGGTAAATCTGCAATCACTTTACCAATTTCTGAATGGTCATATCCCCAACCGTCACGGTCTAGTCTTGTATAATAATCGTAGGTGTTTGTCTGAAGCTCCATCAAAATAGCCATTTCGTCAACTTCATTTTCAAGTTTGGACTGAAGTTTTTCGTAAACACGATTCATAGCTTTTTGAGAGTCTCGAAGGTCTTTGAAATATTTGCGTTGCAGCTTCAGTTTCAAATCAAGCTCACATTCCTCATTCATCGAAAAATCAATTTCAACTCTTGGAATCTCAAATGGTTCTGGTGGAATATATGGACCTTTATTTACTTCGTGTGATTCCCGCCAAGCTCTATCAAAAGATTCACGCAAAGTTAATTCGTGAATATCAAGTGCACTTGGTCGGCTTTCAATAATCATTTCATTTTCATCACGGATAGCCATTAATACCTTTCCTCTTCTAAGATAATTTATGTTTCAGTTTTTAAAAAGCACACCTGACAGCCTGCGAACTTAGAAGAGACTTAAAAGGCGTTTGCCAAGTATGCTTTTTAAAAGCTGAAAAAAGCCCTAAACATAGGTGATTCGGATATTCATGGAATCATCCTCATCTGTGAAGGGCTTTGGAGGTTTGCTTATAACGTTAACGAAGTTTCAGGAAAAACTTTCTTTAAAAGCTCTGTTTAAAACTCTTAAAGAAAACGCCCTAACTCATGATTAGGGCAAAGCTGTAAGGGTTCAATAATGAATGATTAAGCACTTTTTGAGATGACCTCTCAGACTAAACTGAAAGGCCATGACGAAAAGCATTGCACCTTTCCAACTCAGAATATCCATCCATCGGATTATTGAAAATATGATTTTAGGAAAAATTGCTCTTCCTATATATACAATTATGTCATGCTTAAGATTATTTGTCAACAGCTTTTTAACAGATTGGTAACATCAATTTTTATTTACCGCGTTGCCCACCCAGCAACCAACAAATAAACCTAAAGCTGTCCAAGCAATTATTAAGCCCATTAATGCACCACCTTCGAATCCGTAACCAAAACATTGTCAGCGTACAAAATTACTATAGCCGCCTTGAGATATTTTTCAGGGCTAACGCTGTATCGGTTAGTTTCCTCAATAATAAGGCGCTTCATGTTTGAGTCGGTAACGGGAAACATAAAACGTGGGTCACCAGTTTCAATTTCCTGAATAAAATCTTCAATTGTTTCTGAGTTATCAGCCATTAGCTTTAACAGCCTGTCAAAGTCAATGCTAATACCTGCATCAGTGAAGCTTTGCACCATCATAGCAGTGTCGGTATCAATAAAAATTTGTAATGGGTAACTGTTCATTTCTTAAAATCTCCTTTTTCACCAGACCTCCTCAATCGCTCTGTAACGAGCTAAACAGTCTTTTTCAGGGGTAGCCTGTACAGTGGTATTACCCACCCTAAAATAGGGTAGTTTTTTGCGTTAGAATGCGATTGAGAGCGTCTGAGAAGCTGTTTTTCTAATTTCTCTTAAAGTCTCGGACTTGCATAAGATTTTTTGGTCTGGTATCGGCTCTGTTACCATTTCGATGGATAATTTGCTTATTGGATTGATAGCCATGATAAAGGAACCAGACAACATATTTCACGTAGAAAGTGTATCGGCCTATATTAAATGTTTTGTTGCCGTAGTCGTCGGTATTTATCGTGACCGACTCTCCATCAGACCAGCACAGGGAATCACTGGATTCATCATAGATAAGGTGTTCTGTAAAATATCGTCTAACATCTTCATGCCAAGGTTTCATAAAACCTCCTCACCCCAATAACCTAATTCAATCTTGTGACGCTCAAACCATTCCGGTTTAACTGCTGTTTTCAGTGCTTCATTTGGGCCAATGGCTTTAATGAAAATATCTTTTGAGTTATGGATGTCACCGAATCCGTTTCCTTCAATCAGGAGGTCGGAGATGTAGCGAATCATTTTATCTGTGTGGTATTCAAAGGTAACGCATAGCATTAAACCTCCATCGCTAATTTGTGAATTTTGATACTCATTAGACGGGAAATATCAATTTTAAAGTTGTTAAGTCCCTTCAAAGTATCTAAAGCGTCCTGAGTAATTCGGATGTGTTTACGACCTTTAGAGACTGGATATTTCAGTAAATCCGACTCAGTGACCTCTTTAGCAATCGCAAGTTGCATAATAGTTTGATGAGGCAGGCTAGTTGTCTGTTTAATTCGGGTAAGCTCGTTAAAAGCTTCCTCTGAAATACGGGTTAATGTGTGTCTGCTTTTCATTTTAAAATTCCTCCAAAATATACGGGTCAAACTCAAAGTCTGGTTCACTGGTCGTAAGGCTAATATTGCCCACTTCCACATGATGATTGATTGTCTCGATAACTTTATTGCAAATGGTGGCTAAGTTAGCGCAATATTTATCGCTTGGTAGCTCATGGCTTAATCGGGTCGCTTGACGCTGAAGACAATTTGTTATTGTGCTTGAGCTAATTTTGTCAATATTTCGTAATAGATAGAAAACTTTCCGGTGATAATTATCCCTTCCAAGACTGCGACAAGTACCGATAATTATATCTTCAATTTTTGATGGTAATTGCTCGTAAGAATCAAAGCTCATCAGGAAAGTCTTTAAAGTGTTCTCTTTTTCTTTGCGTGTTGGCATGTGTCTTACCCGTGGCGTAATGCTACGAATGACCGCTTCAATGTTTCTACGTTCGGATTTGGTAAAGGCTGGGACTTCGTAGCTGGTGGGGGTGTCTGTGTAGCTGTAACCGTTGTGTCTGTTGCGTCTCTTGGATTCTTCAAGAAACTTTTGAAATTCTCTGTCGTTCATTCATATTCTGACCCTCATAAGATGTTATTATTCTGTTAACTCATATATACAATACTAGCAGTTTCAAAGACTAATGTCAAGTATTTTTTAACATTTTATTAACATTTGTGGTATAATGGTCCTATGGGGAGAGTAAAATATAAAGGCGTGGCCATGTATTTGGTCACATGGTTATTGCATTGCACACAGACCTCTTCAATCGCCCTGTAACGAGTTAAACGACCTCTTCAGGTCAACTCATAAGGTCAGGTACTTTTTGTGTCAGAATGCGATTGAGAGCGTCTTACAAGGAAATTTAATGGTAAATCTCCCTCCTGAGCTGGGGTCACCTGATGTATGGGCTGGTGGAGGTATTGGACTTATTGCAGGTCTGCTGCTTCGCTATTTCATCGTCAGAGTGTTTATCGTGTTCAGATTGTTTGGTCGTGAATGGTCGTTTGACCTCAAGGACAGAGGCCGTGAAGACAATCACACAGAACCCCGCTAAACTCCCTCCAAAACCCCCTGTACGAGATGGTATAGGGGTATCTTTAGCATTTTGTGCTATCCATGAAAAAATAACTTGACAGAACCGGAAAGCTGTATCTATCAAGTATTCACCCTTCTAACAGTAATTTCTAAAAGTTCTTATTTTTCAATAAGTTGTAATTAGCCATATATAGAGAACTGACAAGTCTCTTCACAGACAACTCTGCAACCTTAACAGTAACTTCTAAAAATGCTTATTTTTCAACGAGTTGTAATCACCCAATATATAAGGCTGTCCAGCACCTTCACAGAGAAACTTCAGAGGTCTTCTTAATCAATCCACTAAGCGGGAGAGAGCGATAACCCCAGAGAGGGAAGCTCCCTTCTTAATCGGCCTCCTAACCAGTCTTTACAAACCTTGTTCAAGGTAATCACAATAGATTTTTCTTCCCTCGTTCTTCGTGTTCCTCGGTTTGCCTATTGAGACTTGAAAGACCTCTGTAACTTCCCTCTTAGACAGGGAAGAATAATATTGGTGACACAAGCGAAGCGCCCCTCTAAAAAGATTTTTTAGCTATTTTGTTTAAAAACACATCAAACGATACATTTTATTGATTTAGGTCAAAGACAAAAGCATTGACAAAATGGTAAGATTGTTCACATGACCTTACTTAACAGACTTTTAAGAGGCTTTGAAACGACCTACTTAACAAGGTCACTACATCTGGTCTTATCGTTCCCTGTCTTCTTGGTAGTTCTGTTAAGTATCTTTTCAGGTATCTCTTACAGTCACTGTTAAGATGATACTCTCCCTTCGGGTTATATCGTATCTCTTCCCCCGTTAAACACTCCTTCCTAACAACTTCATAGTTATCTGTCAAGTACCTTTGAAGATTCTATCAAGACCTCTAAATCTGACCTGATATAGATGCTGTGAAGGCATGTTCTCTAGGTCTGTGTAGCTTACTTAGCGGGAAAAGAGGATATGGTGACCATAGGGGAACCCCTCCTGTTAAAAGTTTCTTGATGTTATCATCACAATATGTATAATCACCAACTGTACAGACACCTTAACGGTTTCTCTACACCTCACTATGGCTAGGTAGGGTATGGTTTAGCTTGGTACGGCTAGGTTAGGTCTGGTTTGGTTAGGTATGGGTGGATTGTCGTAGCCACGTTAAAAATCGACTTATAGGGACTCTTTCGGGAGTCCTTTTTAGTTTGTATAAAATCTGTACAGTAACTTTTCAGAGTCTGAAAATTTTTATAAAAAATGACTAGCCCTCTTTGAATCTCATCTTCCCCGAATCTTCGAAAATATCTGTCTAGTTGATTCGGTAGAATCTACCTCATGATGTATACCTGCTAAGTACCCGTCACACCAGCTATGTGACCCCCTTTGCAAAAAAGCCAAATATCAGCTACATCCATGTAACTATTCGGTAACTTATTTAGCAAGTCTGTAATAAGTTGCTTTAGAGATTCCTAATTCTTCCTGAATCTGCAACCTCGTTTTACCTTGTGAAATAAGCGTCTGTACAGCCTCTGAAGAAGCTTTTACAGGCCTCCCCATATGTACCCCTTCAGCTTTAGCACGTTCAATACCAGCCTTTCTACGTTCACTGATAAGGTCTTTTTCAAGGTCAGCTAAACCAGCCATCATAGTAAGCATTGCTCTACCGATTGGTGTTAATAAGTCGAAACCTTCACGCAAAGAAACAACTCTCACACCTTTAGTCTGTAGTGCCTCCACGTTAGAGAGCACATCAACGGTATTACGCCCTAAACGGTCAATAGCTACCACAACTAACGTATCGTCACACCTTACATAGTTCATCATGTCTCTAAAACCATCTCTGCTGGTGGCCTTTGTAGCTCCTGAGACAGCCTCATCAATAAACCATTTATCGACCTTGTGAACCTTCTCTATCTGTAGTTTCTGGTTGTCTACAGTCTGGTCTTGTGTTGATACCCTGCAATAACCAATCACCGCCATACATCCCCCTTAGAAGTCTCAAAAGTTGGTCTCATAAGTTTAGCTGTCTCACAATCCAAAAACAACCTTTTGAGACACTTGGAAGGTGCATTCTACCGTTACGTTGAAAGTGTCTCAAAAGGAAGTCCTTTTAAGACTGGTTATGAAGGAGCTATGAGGTTGATTAGGGGTTGGTACAAGCCCAACTAACCGAATCAACTATGAAGATTTTAGGAGGGTAACTATAACCATCACTTCCTAACTTTCACATAGCTGATTGTTATCTCTTGCAACTGTAACGTATGGTGACCAAACATCTATATAGCGTTATATGCTCCTGTATATAGCACTTTTCTAGGAGTCGAGAGAGGGACGACTAACACGATACAGTTTACCCTGAAAAGAGACTTCACAGATTCTTTATATATTTCAATAAGTTATGATAAAAAGGGACTATACCGATACTGCATAGAATCTGTGTAGAATTGCATAGATAGCGCATAAATACACCGTTAAATTGCATAGTCATTCACCTGTTTATGTCCTGTTATTAACAGGTTTCTTAGAAAACCGAATAGACTTCATTCAAGGGTCATTGAAGTCATAATCATTTCAGTAGAAAAACCAGGTCTCGATTTTAAATGCAAATAGCAATCATATTCAATAAGGCAAGACGATCAGGATCAGTGAAAATGTCATTTTTGGCGTAATTACCCTTACTTTATGCATGGCCTTAACAAAGACATCATCTTTCCGTTGCAGATCTTCGCCCTTTCAAATAACGTACTTTACAACTTTCCCGAACAAGGAGTTGTGCCCGTGTTGTATGTTATTTACGCTCAAGACAAAGCTGATAGCCTCGAAAAACGCCTTTCCGTTCGTCCGGCACATTTAGCACGTTTACAGTTACTGCATGATGAAGGTCGTTTGTTGACAGCTGGTCCAATGCCAGCGGTAGACAGTAACGATCCAGGGGCTGCGGGATTTACTGGCTCAACCGTTATTGCTGAATTTGAATCGCTGGAAGCAGCTCAGGCCTGGGCCGATGCTGACCCGTACGTAGCGGCAGGAGTCTATGAACACGTTTCAGTGAAACCATTTAAGAAAGTGTTCTAATTTATTAGAAATTTGCACTTAAATCAAAAAGTTACGGACAATTCAACCACCAATCAATAAATTAAAGGGCACATTAAAGTACACAATATTTGTGCCCTTCTCTGTTTCTTTCCCGTTATCAGCTAGCTGGAAACTTTTTATACAGAGTTGAGAGCCCTACTCCATACGTTTTTGATACGCTTTGTCGTGATTCACCGGTTGCCATCCGCTCCCCCATTTCCCGCCATTGCTCATCCGTGAACTTAGGCCTGCGACCACCAACTCGCCATTTTGCCCTGGCTACGGCCAGCCCTGCTAAGGTACGTTCGCTATTAAGATCAGATTCATATTGTGCTGCGGAAAGGATGTTACGAAAGTTATAGCGGCCGCTGGCTGTTTTGAGATCCACGCCATCGGTAATACTGCGGAAGTTGATACCCTTTTCCTGTAACTGCTGGAACATCAACAGCGCATGCAGAACGTTGCGGCCTATCCTGTCCAGCTTCCAGACCACCAGTTCATCCCCCGGCTGCATAGTGGCGATCAGCCGTTTTAGAACCGGCCGATTCGATTTCCTCCCGCTGGCATGCTCTTCAAAAATTTTCTCACAACCCGCTGACTTGAGCGCCGTTAGTTGCAATTCAGTGTCCTGGTGGTTTGTTGATACTCGGGCATAACCGTAAATCATGAGTGCTTCTCCTGTTGTAAAAACAGGAGAAGAGGCGAAATATCACCTGATTCAGAAAAATATTTGAAAGGTTGGTTTGGGAGAAGCGGCAAAACGGGATGTGGGAACAGGGGAAAATCAGATACCGGATATGGCTTTTTTTGCCAGTGGTGATGGATGGATGAAATTACCCAACGGTAAAATCCTGCAATATGGTCGAGGTGCGGTTACGCCGCCGAGGTATCGATACAATTGTGTTATGTGGGATCTCGACCAATATCGGTGTTGAATCCACCGCCCGCAATGCCTGGGAACTTGGCTTTAATCTGGTGATTGCCGAAGACGCCTGTAGTGCCGCCAGCGCCGAGCAACACAATAACAGCATTAATCATATCTACCCGCGCATCGCCCGTGTGCGTAGCGTGGAAGAGATCCTTCACGCGTTATGATTTACATCGGTCTGCCGCAATGGTCGCATCCTAAATGGGTGCGGTTGGGGATCACCAGCCTTGAAGAGTATGCCCGCCACTTTAACTGCGTGACGCGGTAAATTTAAAAATCGACAAATATCGTCCAGGAGCGCCATTTTTAATGGCTGGAGATAGCATCCAATATACGTTGTTTGCAATGTTTGGCGAAATTCAATGATTTCTCATGCCCCACCCATGCCCCAAGACGCCTGACACGCGAAATCTTCCACAAATTACTGCAACTAAACAACCGCGTTATCTTGGCGAACATCGCAGATAGTAAACGTCACGACCCCGATGACAGTGACATCGTCCAGGGCCTCACCTTCAATCGCTTCGCCGTCTTCAGTAATCAGCGAACGCCCTCTCAACGTGGCAAGTTCGGTCCCGCCGCCGTGCTGGATAAGAACCTGGCTTCCCTGCTTTGGCTTCAGGGAGATATCCAGCACAACATAACCGCCATCCCTTTCGAAAACGCGGGTGTTCGGCCCGACATTGCATATCGAGTTAACGGACAGTCGCTGCTCGACGTAGTCGGACGCCGGTGAAGGAAATCCCATTACAGAACCCTCCCCATGTTGGCCATCATCCACAAACGGTTTTCGCTATGGTCGGTGGTTTTGTCGACAAAGTACGTCTGCTCTCTAGATATCCACGCATTAGCCTCTGAGTCGGTAAAGTGCAGCCCACGCCGGCGCAGCGCTGACACAAAATCCTTTGTGTGCAGGTACTGGTAGCCTTTGGAGTTGCGCAATACCGACTCGCGGAATGCCTGATTGATGTCTGACTGACGGTGCATGATCTGCCTCCGATTGATACTGTTTTTATATACAGCAGTTTCATCAAAGAGTCGGATCAATACTTGATGATGACTTTGTTTTATCTTCCGGTAGCCTCTTAAATTGCTTTTCACACAAATAATTGATATCAATACATGTTTTATCCAAGACACTCCGCCACCAAAATGAGTACAAAAAGTGACACTCTTGTTCGCAGAATACTACGTAAATCCGATGGCCTGGGCCTCAAGCTCAGCAAGCCTGGGATCGACTACGAGGTCCTACAGTCACATGGATGGACTGAAATTTCAGATGGCACTAACACGATAATGGTGGAGCTTACTGATGGTGGTAAGTTGCAATTCTTCTTATGCGTCAAACATCTGAGAGCATAGACCTTTATTGCATCGCCAGTAAAAATTGAGAGACAGATATTTTTTCAGCAGAAGTTAAAGAGCCGTTCATTAGCAATGTTGACTTAATATACTTGCTGGATGTTTCTACGTTGTTATCCACCTTTCTACCCATCAGTACGTTATTTGTGCCAGCAACCCTTGTCCCTGGCAGGGTTGATGTCGCTGACACCAGTGTGGAGGTCGCGGCGTTGAAAATATCGATTGCCACCACTCCCTGATTAACAGTGGCCACAAAAGCAAATAGACTTCCTGCAGCTATCGATGAAGGAAAATCAGCATAAGCATACACAGCAGACTGCCCGGTATTTTGAGCTACACAGAACAATCGCCCGGTGGTGTCAAAGCCTATAGAAAAGCCACTGGCCGTAGAGCCGCTTCCTGCATAATCCGCAATCATATGAGAGTTCAGTCCAGCTGCGGCATTCCTTTTTACCACTCCGCAAATGGTAACACTAAGTGTTGCTTTCTTCCTTGTATCCAGATAGTTACTAGGATTAACGGTAATAAACCCGCCAGTGTTATTCACTGTCCCGTTAATCACCGCCGGGTTATTTTGATCGTATGAGTCGTAAGTAATATCTGTTACCGGGTCCCCGAAATAGAACCCGGCATACGGTGTTGCCCCTGTGGTTGGCAGACCAATAAACCAGTTCGAAACATCAAAATCAGAAAGAGTTTTCATCCCTGTTATCACAGGAAGAACTGCATCAATATAAATGGCGGAAATAGGCATTATCAACCCCCGATAAAAAATTCTTTTTTAATTGCTCTCGTCAGTACATACGCGCCAAGAGGACTTAGATGGAGGCCGTCAGCCCATGCCCCCCCAACACTGTTATAAACCTTTGGAAATAGTTGATACCCACTAATAAAATTAACATTTTGCTCTACAGCTATTTCCCTCATTGTTTTATCGTACTCTGACAATGCTGGCGTACCTGTAGCGTTGCATTGCGCGGGTGACATTAGGCAGATGCAAATATCTGGCGTTGCACTACGGTATTTCGAGATAATCTCAACTATTCCTGACTTGTACTCAGCGACACCCTGGCTCAGTCTGAAGTCATTTGTCCCGAGAATAATAAACAGCAGATCAATGTCCAGATATTGCGCTACTGGCTGTATCCATAATGAAAAGTTGAAATAATCGCTCGCTATAGATGCTCCGTTGCCCATCCTTGATACGGTAAGCCCAGATGCAATAGAGTTATTTTTACCGTACATTCCAAGGATAGAAACAACACCGGTACCGGTACTTTGGATCGTCACCGTATGTGCGGTCGCGCTAAGTCCGCTGAAATCATATTTCTTGGCAGTTCCTGTATTCCCTCCCGTGATTGTTACGGGTGTATTACTGTCGATGGTGATAGTGAACGTTCCAGACCCGTCATAATAAAATACTGATAGATTTGTTACGGTCACGCCGGTCCAGACGAGAGAACCAACAGTGTTGTTGTTATAGTACCCGTTTCCATCAGGCCCGCAGCCATATGGCGGAATGTTCGTGTTATTGCTCCCACCATCATATTTTGTAAAGTTGGTGGCTGTAACGGGTGATATCCCGGACATGACACCATCAGTTCTGTCTGAGCAACTGATCCACCCAGGGTCTTTGTATGTTCCACCAAGGATATTAATTAAAGACTGAGGAATGGTGTTTTTCTCTGTCCACGAATCGCCGGTAAAAGCAATGTTTAGGCTGGTAGACTGGCCAGCAAAAATACGGCTATTTTTGAAAAGGAACTTGTACTGATCTCCTTCGATGAAGGAACGTACCGCATTAACTTCCCCACCAGACACCAGGTTTTTGACATATTCCTGCAATACCGGGCCAAGACCTGGAGCATCGAATAGCCCACCATTAAACCAAGCATATACGTTCCCTTGTTGGTCATATAAAAAAGGAAAGTAATAAGGTGAAAAGTCTCCTTGCGGTATAAACTTCTGGGCCCATTCGTTTGGAATTTCAGAAACAACCTGTGTAACATTTGGCCCCAGTCCGGCCACATCAAATTTGCCGCCATCAAACCATGCTGGCACCATACTATTCCTGTCAAAGAAGGCCGGGAAATAACCAGGCCTGTATTCACCTGGGACGAGGCGCTCATTAATTTTATCATCAACGGTCTTGGTTGATGGCATTTGGCGCCCAGTAGGCTCCAGAGTCCCTCCGTTATTAATGACTTCAATTGCCAGCGAGCTATCATCAGGACTGCGATAATACGTGGCGCTTCCTGTCGGAATATTAGCAATATCTGCCTGTGCATCAGCAAGCGTCATGTATTGCTTGCTCAGAGGGATCAGGTTTTGGCGGGCTTCATCAATAACAGCGTCGGTAGCAGCTGCCATTTTTTTAGTAGCCCCAATTATCGTATCCCGGGCGTTACCAAAACGATCTATAAAAGTATCGCTTTCGCTGTTCAGGAAATCATCGTACGCCAGGGCGTTATCATTCAGATCCTTCATGCTATTTGAAGGTCTTGGATTGCCGGTATTATATCTTTTGTCCATACCTGTTCCTGTCTTCATCTTTTCAATGAAGCAATTAAGATTGACGACCCGCCCCTTCAGGGCTAACATCGCCTTACGTGTTTAAACGGTTAAGTAAGAGAATGATTTTAATAAATAAATACACTCCTCCAACGCAGGAAGATTTAGCCAGACTGAAATCCGCAATAAACTACTCCGGAAACCAAATGGCAGGGCTCGCAGGTGTAGCCAGCGATAGCCAATGGCGGAAATACACTGGCGGAGAGAGCCCCAGGGTAATGTCAAGACACATACTGTTTTATATTGCAGCTCAGCTTGTTCTGTCTGATGAGCAACTTAACAATGTAATAAATAAAATGCGCGATATTGGCGCGGAGATAAAATAATGCTTGGCCTAATAAGGTTTTTTTTGGCATCGTGCGTCATTGCTTTTCACTTAACGGCTCGCATACCTGCACTTGGCAACTTTGCAGTGAATTGCTTCTATGTTATCAGTGGTTTTTTAATAACATACATTTTGCATGAAACATACAAGTTCAACTTCTCTATGTTTTGGAAAAATAGAATACTGAGGTTATTCCCGGCATATATATTTTTTCTCGTCATGGGCTTTCTTATTATAAAATTAATTCCATCCGCAAAGGAATTCCACTCAAACTGGACAGGCAATTTCTTACCTGGAGATTTATTAGGAAACCTCTTAATCTTCCCCTGGGCTTTCCTTTCTGATAATGCTGTAGCAAATCCATTCGGTGCCTTTTCATCCATTTATCACTTTGCTATTGATGGTAATAGATTCAGAATAGTCACATCATCATGGTCAGTGGGTGTTGAGATAACATGTTATTTTTTATTGTGGCTTTTCATAGCCCGAAATAAATTTACAGCCATTACGTCGATTCTGCTTTCACTGCTTTATCATGCTTACGTATATGTAGTACACCATTCTTTTGATATGGCGTATTTCCCATTCCTTGCTGCAACACTTCCTTTTAGCATGGGTTCTCTGGGTTATTTTGCCCATAGAAAGTTCAAAGCTATGTATCTTTCTCCACACAAAGCTTTTTTAATAACATTTATTTGCATCGGGATTTTTATTACCAATTGGTATTTATATACAATTAATGCATTAGGTCAGTACAACATAATACTTTACTACACCAATAATGTAATAGCATTGTTTACAACCCTGGTATTATTAAAAATAAAGACAAACATACATCTTGAGAAAATACTCAAGTGGTTTGGTGACCTGGCCTATCCAATTTTTCTTTGTCAATATTTTGGTGGATTTCTAGCATGGCTTGCTATTGGTGGTGAAAATCGTGGCTTATCCATCTTTTTATTAGGCTACCCAATATCAATTGCACTTGGGATCGTTTGTGTAATATTAATAGACAAGCCACTAATTAAAATTAGAGCAAAAATAAGGGCGGACGCTCAAAGCAAAAATAATCAGGAAAACTCTTCAAGGTAAACTAAACCATTCGCTCCTTTTCCTGATGAATAGTTACCATTCCCCCCGGCACCACCTGAGCCGGGGAAACCGCCATCATCGCCAGAACTACCGAAGTGGCCATTGCCACCCGTTGATGAAAATGCAGATCCTCCAGCCCCGCCAATAAAAGCATCAGAACCATAATACAGACCACCTTGAGATATTCCGCCAGTAATATTTAAAATGTTCCCGCCACTTCCGATACCTCCAGCAGGAACTGTAGCCCCGCCACCACTCCCTCCAGTAGCTGAGATTAAACTCCCGAACCTTGTATCACCACCATTCCCACCTTTAGACGAGACACCAGCAGCAACAGCACTGCCACCAGTACCTATCGTCACAGATATAGTTTCGTTATCAGAAATATTAAATAACCCTTCCGAAAATCCACCAGCACAACCTCCAGATGCGCCCACACTAACTGGAGCATTCTGGCCACCTCCCCCCGCTCCCCAAACTTTCACCCGCACTCTTTTCGTCCCTTTAGTTGGAGTGTAAGTCCCTGACTTAGTAAAGGTGACAATATTAAGCAGGCGACCGCCACCAATCGCTTTAAGAACCTGTGAATCATCATCAGGATCAAGCTCAAGCCCCGCGCCCTCAACAACGTTTACCAGCTCACGCTGAAAGGTATTCATCATCTCAGCATTAATTATTGTCGGTGAAATACCATTAGCGACATTACCATTAGTGTATTCACCATTAGCATCAGCGGTGTCAGTTGTACTGCCAACTTTTCTCATATAAACCTTCTTTTTAAATGTCTGAATTAAACGTAACCAGAAGCGATATCAAATATTTTGGCAAACTCAGGCGTGACTTCGTAAACCCCCTCATCGTTAAAACCGAAATAGATATAGCCGAATTTGACCAGGGTGTATGAGGGGGCGAGGGCATTAATCCGGCATTCAAGCTGACGATTACCCCAGGAACGTAATGGATCGCCACAATAACTCAGACCTGCACGGGCATAAGTTATCGTTGTGTCTTCCGCCTCTACCAGCCAGACAAATGGCCAGTCATCCCCATTTAGCCCGTCACCACATACCGATAAGCCAGCACGCGCCTGCCGGTATTCCTTAATCGAAATCGTATAACCCATTGCTGCGGCAATACTGATGAAATAGCTCTTTGACTGCCCGCCGGTACTGATGAGTTTCGATACAATGGCAGACTGACGCTTCGCAATCGTATCCACTTCGCCAATCGAGCAATCATCAGGTAAGCCGAGTGTTTTTTCCCACTCGGTGAGCATAATCGTCGCAGTTTTTGGAAAGGCACCGCGCAGCAATGCAAGTGCGTCGTTATCACTACGCTGGAAACTGGCCGCAATGGCCCGCAGCACAGCAGCCTGAACAGCTTTTGGATCCCGTGTCCACGCTCGGCCGGTGGGGATAAGCGCCTGCAGTGCCTTCTGATAATCGTCTGTTGAGAAAAGGCTCATGTGTAGTTCACCTCGCCACGAACAGCCAGCTCCCCAACTCCCGGCTCAATATTCGCAGAAGGCGACACAAGGATATAACCTGAAGTACCGGCAACATCCCCTATCGCGCGGTTGAGATCTGAAAGGTAAATTTTCCCTGTGCCGAGCGGGTTAGCAGATTCAAACAATACCCCGTCAATCGCATCAGCAATGGCCGCAGTCGTTGCGCTGTCGGCATCAGATATCCCGCTTATTTCAAAATCGATAACGCGTTCGATGGGAGAGCAGACATAGTTAAGGGAGGTAACCGGCGCAAGCGGATACATATAATCGGCAACTCTCCCCTGATCCCCGGTGGCTTTTACAGCCCCCCACTCTTCCAGTTGAGAGACACCGTCAGTTCCTGCAGGGAATCCATGATTGGTTTTATCATCGCCGTCGCACATGATGTAAATCACCACGGTACCCGGCCCCATCCCCCGGCGCCGTATCCATGCCCTGGTGATCCCCGACACGGATAAAGCCCAGCTTTTATAATCAGTGTCACTCCCGCCCTGCGGGGGATTCTGATACGCCAGCAGACCACGTAATCGGAAATCCTCTTCACTTTCAATGTTGGCGCCGCCGGTGGCGGGCTCAATCAGCGTAACCGAGCTGTCTATGCCGGGGGCATTAGCATCCAGTGTAAGAATGGTGCCAGCATCGGCATTTCCGGAAGCGCCTCCTCCTGTCACATCGTCTGTGATATCCGGCAAAACCGCTGTTACAGCAACCGACGCACTGCCAGCAGTGTTTATCGTTATGGCATCATCGGTTGTGTACTGGTAACCATCATCACGGTTTAACACCGCCCCTTTTGACAGTGTTTTCCCCGGCGTTCCGGTAACGGTCGCCGCCGGAGAGCGTGCTGCCGTTGCGGCTTTTCGGTAAATCTGCTTTAGCGCCATCCATCCGGCAAGCCACTCATCGGTAGAGGTGAAAGGCGTGCTCTGACGGGCAATATAATCCAGGTAGGCGTAGTGCAGATGGGCCATGCCCGCATCCATATCAGCGAGCACCTTAAGGTTGCCAAACCGTAACAACGCGCCAACACTTTCAAGCTCTGCCTGCATAAACTGGCGATTCTCCTGCCGGAGCTCGCTCAGTGTTTTCCGCTTAAATGGCATTATTCAGTTGCTCCCATAGCCAGAAGAATTTGAACTCCTGCCAGTCCCCCGTCGGCGGCAAATACCGGATGATGAGGTTCAGCCTGTTCGGGAAAACAATCTCTGACTGAGCCTCTATCGCTGCTGCAATACCATCCGACTTCATCCAGGCCAGAGCCTCTTCGGCGTAATCTTCAGCTCTCATCGCCACTTCGCGCGTCAGTTTTTCACGCCGCAGTAGCCACAGCCTTGAGCCAATATTCCGGTCGTTGTCCAGATCCCCCCACCAGCCGCGGCGGTCAGTTCCTTCATAATCATCATCAGCGCGCGCCAGTCCGTCAGTAAACAAACTGATAATAATGGCCGTGTGCATATCATTCTCAGATGCCAGTACGCCGTTACCGGTTTGCCAGTCAGCATGAATGGCATCCACATCCCAGAATGAGGAAATATCACTCATACCTGACTCTCTGTTTTTTCGCTTGTGATCGTGCTATCGCCGGACTGAACTTCTTTAACGTCATGGTCATGATCGTTGTGAGCATCCCGCAGCGCTTTGAGCGTTGAATTGTTCGTCTCGCAGTTATCGATGATGTCACCCGTCACCAGGAGTTTGGGGGTAACCAGCTTTACCTGTTCCGTTGCCGTCGCGGTGATGTTTCGGGCATTGTTGATCTCTACATCTTTGCCTTTCGCATCAATGAAAATTCCCGCCTCAGTCAGATGAATATTCATCCCCTGCTGGTTATAGACCACGGTTTCGCCTGGCTTAAGCCCGGTATGCCGGTAGCTTTGATGGTTAGAGGCAATGACGACGGGACTGGAGCGGTCCCCGCCGAGAAAGGCAATAACCACATCCGATCCCGCCGGCAACCCCGATGAAAAACCAAAATCAGAGAGCCGTGGGGCGCTGGCCACTTCCAGCGGAGTCTGGTACTGGATTTCCTGCACAACCCCGCTATCTTTCTGCGTGGTAATACGGCCAATGCCCAGCATGCCGGCGATGCGCGTGGTCGATTTCTTTAAATTTTGATTCATTGGTTTAGTCCGGGTATTTGCTGGTAGAAAGCATAAGGCTGGACAGCGAAAGCCTCCGGGGGCATCAGATAAAGGCGCGCATGGGTGCCGTCACTGTCTCTGATATAAGTCACCTCTGCGATAAGCAATTCGGTGTCAGGCAGCTGCAGACTCGGGATGTTGACCGGGATAAGCGTATTCGGCTCCCATAATTTCCCGGATTTATCGCGCCAGGAATCAATCGTCACCGTTAACTGACGGGAACGGCCGTATCGGCGGTTCATCTCCCAGTCAATCGCTCGCTGAGCCTGTTGTGAAGCCATCAGTGTACTTTCAACAATAATGATCCGTTTTCGGTAACGCATACTGGCCGCCTCAGGATCGCGGGCCGTCGCCAGCGTCACCGAATCATAAGCCGTATCTGGCGAGAATCCTGCAATCGGCGAAATGCTCATCGATACGCCGACGTAATCAGAAAAGCGGTCAGCCATCGAACGGCGGTAATAAGCCTGTTCGATATTTACCCCTTCTGCGATACCGCTGGCCGCGCGCTTTGTCCCCACCCGGGTCAGAAATAAGTTACCGTCAGGCTGATCGTAATAAAGCAATGCCGACCAGCGGGAGACACGATCAAGTATTTCCTGTGGCGATTCCCCCCAGTTCAGGGAAAATTGCGGAACTTTCACCAGATCATCAACGTCTGTACTTACGCCAATGTTGTAATGGGATGCGAGGCGGGAGGCAATATCAAGCGCATTACTGTTATTGATGACGTTATTTGGCCATTCAGCAGAGCAATCAACGAGATCTGCGCACTTACTGCGGCCTGAGGCTCTGACTTCATGGCGCGAACGGGAAATAGCAGGCGACCAGTCATCAACATACCCCGTCACTACCAGGTCGTTACCAAGCTTTACCTGACAAGGCATCCCTTCCTTTACCAGCTGCTTCTGGTCACTTCCCGGAAAATAATCCATCAGTCCCAGGTCAAAATCGGAGGGAAAACGCTCAATGCCACGGGTCACCCGCACAGAGTCCCATCCTTCAATGATTTTTCCGCCCACTGTCAGGGAGACAATATCCTGATCATTATCCGTACTCATTGTCTCAACACCTTCATCGTCGTCGGCATAAATGCCGGATGCGGTACGCTGGCCTCCTGTATCAGTTCATTTGCCCGCGAGGCATCCTGATACAGGCGGTTGGCCAGTACCAGGGCAGGAACCGGCACCGCAGTATTGATTTGCATCAACTCACTCAGTCCGGATGAAGTCTGAGCCATGGTATTCAGAAAAGCGGTTCTCACGTCCATCAATGCCGTATAAAGATCATCATCGCCACGGTCGCCCGCCAGTAGTAACGCGGTATCCAGTTGCCCGGCCACGCGTTGAGTGATTTCTTCGGCCTCATTACGACTGGTTGGGTTGTAATCTGCAGCAGCATCCGTCATGGCTCCGGTACATAGCACTACGATCAGCGTGTTCATGGTGCCAGCCAGTTGCTGGCTGCTTTCGGAACGCTGGTATCCGGTACTGGTTGAAGCCGCCAGTTTTTCAAATGCGGCAATTTTGTCACTCACGCTACCGGCGCTGGACAGAATGCGATTAATCACATCGGCAACGCCCTGAACAAATTCCTCGACCGATACAGATTCATTCAGTGCAGCCGTTGTATCGAGCACAGCCTGGCGATCCATCACCGCCCGGGCGGTAACCTGTTCAGACAATGCCTGATGGTCTTCTGAGTCATCGGCATCACGATTGCCGTTAATACCCGAAGAGCTCCCGCCTACGGTCCCCTTGCTGTACCGCCCGTAACGATTATTCCCGAAAGTAGAATCCAGCACGTTACTGACGTTTGTTACCTCACTGATGGTGTTATCCACCATATTGGTCCAGAACGTCACGGTTCCCCTGATGGTCTGAATCCCCTGCGACACACCGCGGATCTCGCTTTTAATTCTCGCGAGGGTACTGGCAACCGTCGTACTAACCAGCTTCAGATAGTTGGTGCCAACGGTATCCCCCGCGGCGGCACTGTCGGTAACGGCAAAGACCTTTAACCCCGACTCAATGACCATCAGGGTAAATTCAAACGAACGGCCGTTGTCGGCGGAACCGGAAAGCCTTAAACCATTCTCAGGTATGGAAACGGTCATCTCCCCCAGCGTGGGGTGAATGAGCGTACCACTCCCCTTAGCTTCACACGCATTGATCAATGACTGGCGCTGAGAAATAACGTCGCCACCGCCGTATACCAGACTGTTCTGGACGATAAAGCCACGGATAATAAATCGCCGTGTCCCGCGCCCCATATCCTCAATCCAGGCGGTATCACGGTATGGATATTCATGAACCGCCTGCCGCCGGCCATGACTGCCTTCCTCATTCACCACAGCAAAAGGCACGCCCCGGAACGAGCCGGGACGTAGCTGGCTCAACCAGTCCTCACTACCACCGCCCCTCATCAGAGAAGTTATTGCATCCTGGATAATTGCCATCAGGCCTCCTGAATTAAAAAACCGCCAGGGTGGCGGTTTAATAGGGTTAGTAATTCATGGCGGTTGTTATTCTGCCGTTATCCTCGACGTTATAGGTTTTCTTCTCCCCCTTATCATTGACCAGGGTGATTTCCAGCTTCATTTTCTGATCGGCCATCGCCTCTTTGAGGGACCGGGTCAGGTTTTCACTGACAGTGTCTCTCCCATTACCGGAAGCTGTCAGGATTGAGGAACTGTCAAACTTGTCCGGTTGCGGTACGAGGATGTTCTCTCTCTGCTGGCTGAGCACTCGGCTGTCACGAAGACCAGACCAGCGCGGATCACTGATAGCCGTCTGAATTGCCGCCCGTATCTCATCTTCAGAATATGGCTGCGCCCCATTCTCATGCTGAATCATGGCCGCCATGACTGACTTCAGCACCTCCGGGTTATGCAGATCCACCCGCTGCTGGGGTTGAATACCTGTCGCGGCCGATACTGAATTGATATAGGACTGCGTATCATTTTCCGAGCGTGGCGCATAAGTGTGGATCATGCTGTTCAGCGTGTTATTCCCACGATCGCCATATAACATCAGTTGCCGGGCCATTGCCGCCAGCCCGTCGCTGCTGTTGTCATAAGTGACGAAACCACGATTCACCCCGGTCGCATTAGGCGCTATCCGGAGATTGCCGGGGTTATTATTTCTCAGGCCCAGTGCCTGGTTAGATGGCTGGCTGTAATTCACTTCTCTGCGTGGAACTGCTGCACCTGCTGGCAGGATGACAGACAAATCATTTCGGAGTTGTTCAGCTCTGTCCCCGGCGCCATATTGCGCGTCGTAGCGTTTACGGACGGCATCAGTCATAAAGCCGGCATCCACCGCTCCGCGCTCGCGCCGGGAAAGGGTGTTATACAGCGCCTTATCACCCTGAATGCGGCGTAGCTTCCCGGCATCCTTGCTACTGATAAACCCCAGCGCATGCGACAGCCCGGTGAAATCGCCATTCGTGAACAAGTCGGTCACTCCTTCAAGGCCGTCTTTCACCGAACCATCGGAAAGCAATCCCTTAAACAGAGAGTTTTTCGAACGGTTTTTCAGCCCATCCCATGCAGCGCCCAGCTCATTCATGGAGCCGTTAACCTCGGACAATTGCCGGTTAAGTTCCGGATCAACCGTCAGGCCAAGTTCATCAGATTTAGCCAGCAATGCTTTCATCCGTACGCCTTCACGCATCAGCGCCAGCATTTCCGGCGTCAACCCGAGGGCATCGGAAACTGATTTCTGCTGGTCCGGTCGCAGACTCGGGAAAACGCGTGCTATCGACTCCAGCGTTCTCAGCGTATCAACGGATCCATCGTTGTTTTTCTGGATCTGAACGCCAATCTGTGACAATGCGCCGAGCACCTGGCTGTTGGCACCACTGGCGGCCTCCTTCAGGCTTTTAGCCATCCCCTCGATGGAGGAATTTGCACTGTCGCCATCAGCACCCAGTATCCGCATGGCACCGGACAGGCGGGAAAAATCGTCCACTCGCATACCCGCATTTTTCGCGGCGACATCGAGGTTATAGGCTTCCCTTGAAGCCTCATGGAAACCGTAGGCAATCTGTTTTAGCCCATATCCCGCCGCTCCAACAACCCCCAGTGATGCCAGCTTACCGGAGAGCTCACCGACCATCTTCAGCGGTGGTACCATGTCCCCGATGTACTGAACATTATCACGGGCATTTTTGGACAGATTTTCGAAGCGGGAAATAAAGCCGTTCAGTCCATCGAGGGTCTCCTGCCCTCCTAACTGGAGTCCCTCTTTGGTTTTATCCAGCTTTGGTTCCAGATCACGGATAGCCTCATTGATACGCTCAATGGCTTCCGTCGCCTGGTCGCTGGCCACCAGCTCAAAGTCGAAAGAATTACTCATCGGGTTCGGGATTCCTGAGTTTATTGATACGGGAGGCCTGCGATACCCACCACTTCAGACGGGCATAGGTCATGCCCCATGCCCTGTCTTCTGTCCAGCGGAAATAAAATGTGACGTCAGCGGCCGTTTCCTGCCAGGCGGTCAGGGCTTCCAGGTCAAAAAACCGAGCAAAAACTCCTCGCATTTTCGGAAGTCGATAAAATCCATCGGCTGAAGCACACTTTCCCGCGTATCCGTGACCAGCGAGATCAGCAGGCGCATCGCCGCCAGTGAAGTGGACGATGCCTGCTTTTCGTAGAACTGCTCTGCCTGGCTGAGCGTCGGCGCCTTCAGCTCCAGTTGCTCATAGCGTGTTTTTTGCGCCTCATCGACCAGAGGCTTGATGAGGGGAATGACTTTGGTGCGTTCAAGTTCTGCCATCTTAGTTCTCCGTTACGTCCCGGCCTTCCCAGCGAACATCAAACACTGCATCTTCGCTTTCCACTTCCTGAACGTTCACCGTCCATAGCGCGCGACCGATAATAGTCTTTCCGTTCGCCAGTTCGGCGATCACGTTGACGTTCGTCTGTTTGTTAAAACCCAGTACGTTGGTACCGCCGCTGTCGCGAAGACGGGCAGAAATATACGGGGCAACCGGCTTTTCTTTGTAGCCATGCACACCGTCCATGCCTGTCAGTGTGGTACGGTTAACAGTGGAGGTCTGATACTTGAATGAGCCCTCCACCATAACGGTCACCCCGTTTACGGTGACATAAGCGGTACCTGCCAGGCGATTAGTGGTATCTCCAGCCATGTTTTATGCTCCTGTTGATTCAGCCTGCAGGCGAAACTGGTTAAGCAGCGCGAAGATGCGCAACTGGTTCATAAGCGTTCCCGGCCACAACACATCGACGCGGTTCGGATTTGTTTTGTTCTGCTCCACGATAATGTTTCTGGCGAAGGCCTCAGCGTCCTGCGCGTAGCCGTTAAAGACCAGCGTCTGGTATTCCGCGATCTGATCGGCTCTGATGATGTTTGGCGTCACAATCGCCGCCCCCGGCGCAAAACGCGTGCCATCCGCGGCCAGCTTCATGCGACCAAATTTACTGGTCACTGCAGTGCGGAGATATCGTGTGACAAACATCAGGCTGAAGAGCGTTTCCACCTGCAGGTAACTGTCGTCTTCGTCGCCATAGCTGTTTTTCTGGTAGGTGGTAATCAGGTTTTCAATCATCACCGTCCCGTCATCACCCACGGTGTAAGTGGAGATGCCGCTGTACAGCAGGTTATTGCGCTCTGTCAGTTCAAAGCGATCCGCCAGGTCCGGTGCCAGCACGCCATAAACAGGCAGACTTTGTAGCGGGCGTCCGGGGTCATTACGCAGGCTGGGTGCAGCGGCCCCTGTCAGTGCCGCCGCCCAGATATAACGCGGTGATGGTGAGCGGTACACGCCAAGCAGTGACTCATGCTGGTTATTACGGGTTTCCCCTTTGGTGCCAAGCTCGGCGTAAGTGCCGTTGGTGGTGGTGAATGCGTGGCCATAAAGCTGTTTATCCCATGCCCAGCGGCCGGTTGCATCGTTCAGAAATTCTCTGATGGCATCCAGTGATGCGGTGTCATCATAAGGGTTGATGACAAAATCAAAGGTCTTATCCTGCAGGTTGCCAAGGGCATCAACAAAATCCGGCGCGCCGGCGCCGCCGGTCATGCCCGTGATGGTGAGTGTCAGGCCCGCGGGCGTCACCTCACCACCCTGAACACCGAGATAATTCAGCCTGATATCAATACCATTGCCCAGCAACCCGGCATTTTTGGCCGTCAGTGTCACGGTATCCGTTGCATCGGCTTTTACAGCAGCTGTCACCGGCAGTTCCGTTTTGCGGGTAATCGCCGCGACCAGCGCAGTGGCAATCTGAGCCGGAGTGTCAGTCGCCAGTACGGTCAGTTGTACGCGAACGCCAGCAATATAAAGAGAGATAACGCCGGTTTCTGCCGCCTGTGTGGCAACCTTGATACTGCCAGTTGCCACTGCCATCGAATCCGCATCATCAGCCAGCGGAAGGATCCAGACCTCCGCAGCAGTATCGTTTTTTTGATACGCCGTCATCATGCCATGCAGCATTGATCCTTTTCCGGTGAGCTCACCCACCGCATTGGGAGAGGAGACTTTTACCGGGATTTTTTCCTGTGCAGAGCCTGATGCCAGCATCTGACCAATCAACAGCGTTCGTTGTGTAGCCGTCGCCGTGTTGGCCATGGAGTTATCAAACTCCACATAAAAAAGCGGCACACGTAAATTGCCGGGAACTCGCGAAAATGGAACGGTCATTTAATTACGCCCTCTTTTTTTACGGCGTTTTTAACGCCCTTTTCCGGTACCAGACTGACGTCACCATCCTTCAGGCGGCGACGCCAGAACGTATTATCAGGTACCTCCGCGCCATCTTTGGGCAAAGGCTCCCCCCTGACAGGGCAGCGAACGCTGAGCCCGTCCTTCGGTTTTACAAACATGATTACTCCTGAAGGTCTATTTTTACGCCCGGCTGCGGCGTACCGTCCGGCATGTCGATGGTGATGTCGATCCCCGCCAGCGGCACCGTATCGACCGGATAAAAGTCTTCCGGTCCCTGATAGTGCTCAATATCAATTTCGATAAGCAGCTGGCCCATATGCGCTTCACCATCCGCATCAACATCAATCGTCGAGCGGACCTCCGCATATTTCTGGATGTTCCGGGTTAACTCGTAGCTGTTAATCACCGCCCTTTCTACCTGTTCCCGGAGCTCTTCCAGCGCAACCTCCGCGCGCATGGCGCCATCATCAGTGGTTTCACTGTCGTACTCCTGAACCCGGCCAGTAATGCGAACGGTGGTCAAAGAGGTAAAGGCCGGGACATTTCTCCCCTGCGCCTTTTTGTGATCAAATGGCGTCTGAACAAGCAACGCTGGGTACAGGTCCGGCGAAGTTGCCCAGTCACGCGGGGAATACACACGATCGGCGGCAGCCGTTTTATCTTTCAGCGCGGCCACGACCATGTGTCGTATTGCGGAAGCATTCATCGGGTTTTCGCCACATTGAGAACAAGACGTGAGCCGCCATGGCTGTCCGGTTCGACGTTGGACACAACAAATAACTGATTGATGATCTGACCTCCGACCGTTTTGATAAACACACGGTCAGATACGGCAGGTTGCGGTTTACCCAACTGACGAAATTCAGCATCGCGCACCCCAAGCATTGGGCTGGAGGTGTTAATTTCTGAATCACCATCAAGATTTTCTGCAACCTGCGCATAGCCACGGTCAAAAATACCGTTAATCGTAAAAGGAGTACCGTTGCGGGGACGGTACTCATGCTCATCGCCAAACACGCCATGGAGCGGACTCAGAAGATGTAAATCCCAGTCCACGCCCATATGCTCACTCCGTTGTTATTTTCACACCACGCGCAGCAGATAACGCGCGCTGTCGCAGAGCATGGACATCGGCAATTACACCTGCGGCCAGCAGACGCTCGGCATCCTTACCGGAGACCGGAATTAGGGAGTTTTCCCGGTAAACCTCACCGTCATGGCGAATGCAGTTCCCTTTCAGGACCACAAACTCAGGTTCCGCTACTTCCTGAAAATCTTCTTCATCGTCATCCTGATCATCAGATGAATCGCCGTCTTTTTCGTCATACTGATGCGTCATCTGAACGCTGCCGCCGGCATTCAGGTCGTCGATATTCAGGGCGTCTTCGGTGGCGCCTTCAGCATTCAGATCATCGACCTGCTCGGTTTTAGAGATTTTTGCCATATCAGACCACCGTCGCGCAGAGGGATGCGTTTACCCGGCTCGGAATAACCAGCGGGGAGGATTGCATCAGGATAAGACGCTGGGCCGGATCTTCTTTCACCCAGGATTTTGGCGCATAGGCCAGGGGACCGTAGTTAAATGCCGGGTCCAGGATAACGCCAAAAGCGCGGGTACCCATCAGATCAGCGCCAGACATAATAACGGCGCCGTCGGGGATCATCGGCTTCTCGACATTATCAAGTGGGTCAATAAACCAGTCGTTATATAACCAGAGGTCAAAGTTACCCCAGCGACCTTTATAAATAGCGCCCTTCATCGCCTGTGGACCAGCATTAATCTGGTTACCAAACGGGCTCAGCGCCGGGAACGTGATGGCGTTATCTTTGATGGTGGTGTCCAGTCGGAAAGCACGCCATGACTTGCTTGTGAACACCAGATCTGTCGCGACGGAACCGGATTCTTTCAGGAAAAGCGTCTGCCAGATTTCAATATCATCAGAGGGCTGGGTATTAGTGGCACCCGCGGCAACCGTCAACGGCCACTTATCTGAACCACTCAGAGTGATAGTCAAATCCGGAGAGCGCCCGAAATCCACCACTTTGGTTTCATAGCCTTCCCCGGCAACCGTGACGGTACCGGACACCAGCGCGCTGGCCGCCATCCATTCCAGCCGACGGTTGATCATGTCAATCTGATCAGTCATCTCAAACTGCAGGTTCAACATTTCGCGTTCTGCGGCGGTATATTCACCGCCAATACGCTCACCAATCTGGCGGCGGATAGGTTTACGCAGGTCCGGCGCCCGCTTGTCTTTGATGTACGCCGGTTTGAACGTATTGGTCTGGTATTTACGGGACTCGACCAGCTTACCTTCCACCAGCGGGGAGACGAATGGCGCCATACGACGTAGGCCGACATCCACGTCAATCGCTACTTCTTCGGTCTCATAAGTCACGACGTTCGGGAAGAAGCGATCAAGCAGCCAGTTCTGACTGGTTTTCAGGTTAGGAACGACCTGCGCCAGCACACTGGTATCATAAATATTTTCCATATTCAGTCTCTTGATAATGCCAGCTAGACGCTGGCATAAATTTTAAATAGGTCAGCGCCTGCCGGTTAAAGCATTCGCCAGGATAAATGAGGGATAAATCAGGAGGTGGTTAAAGGTGCCTGGGCGCTGTCTTTCAGGAAGATGGCCAGCGGACGTAGTGCTGTTTTCAGTTCCGGCGCAGTCCAGGAATCGTCAAAAATAATATGATTCTGGTTGAACTCGCCCATCAGGTACAGGCCGCCGGACTGATCGCCATGGGTGGAAGCGTCAACATCATCAACCAGAATGGCCGCTGGCGTCTCGCTACCATCCGTTGCGGTTTTCACACTGGCTGTATATTTGCCACTGGCGGTGATCATGCCAAGCACAGTGCCACGCTTATACACACCGCCGGTGATCGTGCCGGTGTCAGTGACCAGTTGCAGCGTACCGGCAATTAACTGATCCGGCACAAACACTGAACTCTTCATGCCAGGTGCAAAGGCATTCTGACCAAATTGATCCATTATTTCTCTCCTTTAATGGAGTTGTAGAGGCCGGTCATCTGGTTTACCAGTGCCGATTTACCGTTCTCTTTCTTGCCGCCATCCGGATTCAGACGGACATCATGGCTTTCCTGCATGCGCTGATCGAGAGAGCGCCCGCGCGTTGCCTTTGGTTGCAAGGCTGGCGCCGTGGATGCCAGAACATCGATAGCGGCGGCAGAGCTCATCCCGGTATTGAATGCGAGTGAAGCGGCCAGTGACGGATTCGCCGCAGCGTGCTTACTGCCGAAGATACGGGCGCAACGTTTACGCTCGGCGGCGCGGGCATTTTTCACCGCTTTGCTTTCTTTGCGGTCATCGTCGCCGTCATCTTCGGAATCGTCATCGTCTTCAGCCGCATCCGGGTCGTCACCGTCATCTTCAGCGTCATCATCACGATCGTCGTTTTCCGCGTCATCTTCGCGTTCATCGTCCCCGGCATCATCTTCGCGCTCATCCTCTTCCGCGCGACGGCCTTTCGCTTTTTTGGCCTTTTTGTCCTCTTCCTCTTCGGAAGCAGTCGCGCCACGGCCAATAAGATGAGCAAAACTAAAAGTCTTTTTCTTCGCCATTTCAGGCTCCTGTTTTTTCAAGTAAGTTTCTGAACGCAGCATCAGGAGGACACACCTCATCAGCCAGTCCAAGTTCCACACCATCAGCAGCCATAAAACAGGCAGCCTGAGTACTTTTGATAACCTTTGCGCTAATCCCCCGATTTCTGGCGACGGTATTCACAAACAATTCGCCCATGGTGTTGATGTCCTGCTGAATAGCCGCCAGCGCTTCATCTGACAGCTCTCTCAGCGGTGCCCCCTCAGCCTTACGGGAACCGTAGGTGATGATGGTGACTTTGAGGCCGTCATCTTTTATCCGCTGGGTCCAGTCAAGGTGCATAGTGATCACACCAACTGAACCCACACCACCGGTTCGGGGAACAGAAATCCGGTCCGCCGCACTGGCAATCGCATAGGCGGCGGAATAGGCGCTTTCCGTCAGAATGGCATGGATGGGCTTTTTCCCGCGGGCGCCATAAATGACATCGACCAGATCGAAACATCCGGCGACCTCGCCTCCTGGCGAATCAATATCCAGGCAGATCCCTGTAATATCGGGGTCTTCCATCGCAGTCAGGAAGGCCTGGCGAATGCCGTCATAGCCTGTCATGCCACTGTATGGGCGCAGGCTACCCAGCTTCTGCACCAGGGTCCCACATATCGGAATGACAGCGACGCCCAACACATTGTCATAACCCGGGTCGCTACGGGATTCCCGCCCCCGGTTATCATCGTATCCATACCAGTCATCATCCATGGCAAGAGAGGATTCGATTTTACTGATGCCAAACCGGTCCATAACGGATGCCATGATGACTTCAGCTTTACTTGGGTGCAGCGCCAGCGGTGTATTAAAAAGGCGCTGGGCCAGATGAGGTAGATTCACTTTTCCTCCGGATCGGTAATTGTCTGGCTGGCGAACTGGTCCGCCTGCGCCCAGCTAGGTAATGGAAGTCCGCGCTTCAGGCAGGACTCAATTTCCCGCTGGCGCTGATCAAGTATCTCTTCCCAGTCCTCACCCACGTTTTCACCCACTTCAATTTCGAGAGTGGAAAGGCCCGCATCGAGGCCGAGGATGGCGCCTTTTTTCTCTGCCACCGGATCAACCCATCCTCGTCCCGGCCCCATCCAGCGCGCACGTGAATACGCTGCCCGGGCCTCAACAAAATCGGGGGCATTCGACGGAAGAGGCAAATCCTCATTATCGTGGACCTCTTCAACAAAGGCTGTCAGCACAGGCTGCGCGGTACCCATGGAAAAATCATCGCGCCGGCGGGTGAGTGTTTTCCATGCCTCGAGCAAGGAGGAGCGTGCAGAGCTGTAATTCACATCAGACCAGTCCTGTGTAACCTGCTGCGGAGATAACCCCGTGCCGGAAGAGAAATTACGCAGAACTGCAGACTCGAAAACCTCAAAGTTGCTGTACGGACGGGCTGCATTGACCGTTGTTATTTTCTCGCCGGGGTACAGAATTGGCATGCGGGCGCCATTCTGCAGCGTTAAACGACGATCATTATGAAATTCAGCCCGGCCGTCCTGATATGCCCCTAACCCTTCCTCGAAGTTTTCCCCCAGCGCGGACTGGATCATTTCGGGATCGTATGGAGACTCAATATACGCGGCGAAGATAGCATTCAGAATTGCTGCTTCCAGCTCGCTCTGGTCGTACTTCACCAGCATCTTCAGACGTTGCACCACTGGAGTCAGAATGCCATTCCCCCGATGCTGAGCTCCACGCTCATGGTCAAAGTCGTGCACAACGTGCGGGCGCCCCCAGTCGGTTTCCCGCGGTATCCTCCGCCATGTCATCGTTTTGGCGCCACTCCACCAGTCACCGATATGTGCTTCACGTATGTGATAAGCCACAGGTGCGCCGTCAGCATCAATTTCAACGCCGCCGCGAATATTGGGCATATCAAAATTCTGCTGTGGGTTGCTGAGTCTGTCGGGATCAACAACCTGCACCGTCGTGGCATAACGCCCCTTACCTGGTCCAAGGCGATCGGTGCGATACTGGAGCACCATCAGGGCGTCGCCATCTATCAGCTTGTGGCGAAAAGCCAGGCGCAACATTTGTGGAACGGTTAGCTTGCGCTCAACGTCACAATAACGGCCTGTGTCGTATGCCCAGGTTCTCCAGTGGGAGGCGAGTGCTTTTCCGTACTCTTCCGCCCATACTGCGTCAAAACTTTTATTGCCTGTCATCATCCGTAATACACGATAGTCAGGCTTCATGATCGGACGGAAATTGGCGCCGACCGCATTATCAAGCAGGCGAGTTATGGCACCATTGGCCCATCCATCATTTCGGACCAGATCCCGCGCACGGGAAACTATACGGTCACGGTAGATATTAATTTCGTTATCCGGTGACCATAGTGCGGGCTGCCAGTTCGCCAGTTGATCGCTGAAGGAATCCGCGGCGTCATATGGCACCCGGCTACCGCCCGTCAACATGCTGGGTTTTGGTGCCTGATAAGGTCTCCCGTCAGGACCAAGGATTTGCACTTTATTCATCAGAATCTGAACCTCACTGGCTTCCGTGGCCGGGCGACAATTCCCAGTTGCGCCTGCAGCAACTGAATCAGCGCCAGCAGGTCGGCGAGAGAGCTTTGCTGATAGGAGACAGAGCGCGTCCCATCACCCTGCGTATAGGAGAATGAGACGCCACGGCTGCCGGTAGTCAGGTCGATATAAGCCTGCTGCGCTTTCTGCAGAGCGTCTCTGAGCTGCTCATCAGTCATCCCACCAGCAAGTAAGCTCGTGTTTCGGTTAAACATGGTTTTCCTTATTGCGGCAGGAGTTTAGAAATGTTCTTACGCTTAACAGGAGCCATAGCCTCATCCACGATGGCACCCGGTAATTCGTAATTGATTTTTTCTTCTGGCTCGGCTGGCGCCGGCAGGAACTTATCGGGATCGGCCTGAAGGTTAGCGGCCCGAACATTGAGTTTTAATCCCATATGTTTCAGCCCACACAACGCGGCATAGCTGTAAACGAGGCAGTCGAGTGCTTCGTTCGCCCGTCCGGGGATAGGCTCCCAGACACTGAATCGCTGTCCGGCCACCACTTTGTAAACCAGTCGCTCAGCCAGTAGCTGGTTGAAATATCCGAGGTCACGATCATCCGGGAAGTGCATATAGCCCGCACCGGCAGTACCTAAAGCTGGCGGTTCAAGATGCAGACGACCACGGATAACATCTTTCGCAGAGTTCACGCCAAGTATAATTGGCCTGAAGCTGGCTTTACTTTTCGATGTCGGTCGCTTGGTTGGCCAGACGGGGTTGCGTTTCCCACCCTGCGCAGATTCGCCCTTGATAGCCCAGACGCGGCGCCCAAGGCGATCTTTGCAGAACTCATAAACCTTTTGCGTGTGGTGACCGCCGGAGTCCATACATGCAGCCAGAATATTCAGCCCTCGCCCGTCGCCGCGCCGCCATATCTGTTTCAGGTACGCATCGAGGCGCTTCCACGGTTCCTCAGTCTCCAGATCGCCATAAATGACGTCATGCGCAACTGACCACGATTCCTCGTCCCGTCCCCAGCCAGTGATCGTGATTTCGAATCGGTCATCCTGGGTATCGACGCCCGCAGTTAACAATGCCACGCCATCAGGAACGACGGCCGGGAAGACTTCACGGCGCGCCAGCAGGACATCAACCGGGAGCTGTTTCCCGTGGTTAGGTCGGTGCGGCAACCCCATCTGGGTGTTCCACCAGGCCTGTTCCTTATCCGGATCCCCTTTCGCATCGAGGTATTTCTTTGCAATGTCCGACGGCTTGTCTTTCTGCCAGGGACTAAACAGCTTTGACGCCTGGTACCCGGCGTGGTGATTATCCAGCGCCTCGGCCCCACAGTCCGGGCAAATCGCCCGGTATACGGCATGCCGTTCCGACTCCGACCAGCGCCAGACAGTATCAACACTCCCCTCATCGCCTTCATGCCATTTCTGGTCGTATTCCATTAATGGAGAATGGCGGGAACCGCAGCATTCAAACGGTTTGGTCTGATGCCAGCGGATTGTCTGTAATGCCCGCAGGCGCTCACCTTCCGACCAGCCAGCGCCACAACATTCACAATGGATCATGGCCGCTTTGGTCAGGTGCTTATCGCCTTCTTTCGGCCATTGAACATGTTTGAAGAAATCAAGGAACTGTCGATGCCCGCAGTGGGGGCAAACTACAGAGGCCCGCCGCTGATCAGAATCTTCGTAACTGTCAGCAATCCGGCTTTCGTCCTCAACAGTCGGTGAACAAGCCCGCACTGAAAGCCAGTTAAGGCCAAATGTGGCGGTTCGTTCTTCCGCCAGAGCAATGGGATCACCTTCACGTGTAATCGGATATTTATCCACCTCATCCGCCAGCAGAACACGGATAGGACGGCGCGCAAGGTTATCTGGACTACCGGCACCGGCCAGCGCCAGAAATCCGCCCGTGAAAGCTTTATACAGAATGGTTTCTTTCGAACTCTTCTGCTTTGAGTCACCGATAATGTTACGCAAGACAGGCGTTACGCGAACCAACGGGCTGATGCGTTCTTTGGAAAACTGCTCGGCAGCCTCTTCCTTCGGCTGCAGTAGCAGAATCGGGCATGGATCGAGGTGCGCGAAATAACCAAACAGGTTTTCCAGCAGCGCGGTTTTCATTAACTGGGTACAGCACATCACGGTAATAATGTGGACGCCCGATTCCGTCGCGGCGAGCATCGGCCCGCGGGCAATCTCAACCGTTGATGTTTCCCAGTTCCCGGAGGTGCTGCCAGCTTCTTTCGCCAGCTTCCGGTAGTCATCGGCCCATTGCGGGACGCTGATGCGTGGCGGCGGTGTCCATCCCTTACGGACACTCAGTTGAAGACGCTCAATCTTCCGCTGGGTTAAACTCTGGTTCTCCGAGGACTGAGATATGTTTGTGGACATGTTCAATCAGCACCTCTGTCATCCTGTCCGCCGGCACATTCAGATCGGCAGCCATCAATGGTGCCACGCGTGAAGGCCAGTTAAGCCATGCATCACGCTGCTGGCGAAAGGCGTTAAACAGAACCTCCTCGGCGATGGCCAATTCAATTGTCTGGCCGCTGTCTTTTTCATACTGGAGCTTTGCCTGCAGGGCCATATAATTTTCACGGATCCGCGCGGCCTCTTCCCTGGAAAGGTCAGCACCTTCTGTAAGCATTATCTGGCGAACGGTTTCATCAATTTCATCGTCGCCATCATTCCGGGGGTCTGAGGCTTTTTTCTTCTTCGCGTTTGATGCCCGCGGATCTTTTCCATCGCGGTTTTTCTTCAACGCCGCATCGCTGGCTTCAACATCTATCAGGTCACCGTCCATAACGATAAACCGACCGGCTTTAATCCAGCGGCCAATGGTCTTGCGGTCAACGCCTGAATGTTGTGCGTACTGACTCTGGTTCATCGTGGTCATGGGACATTACCTGGGACATTTTTAGGGATGGGACATTTACCTGGGACATTTTTGCAATGTCCCACATGAATGTCCCACTGGAATAAATGGAATAATCCGTGCTGGCTCTGGCGTGGCTGGCGATCCCTTGGGGTGGGACATGGGACACAAAATAAAAGTTTGTAGCTAGGAAAACACTGCGGTGCGCAATGCCCGTGCCTTACAAAAGGCTCAGGAAGGACCCAAAACCCCTGGGGGGCTATCTGGCCGAGCTGATCGCCTCAGCAATCGCCTGGTGCAGCGCTGAGGGTAACAATGCGTTGGCCATGGTGTTTGCCCTGTCCATATAGCCGAGCGTTGGTTTGACTGGAAGCGAGTCTCCAAACCGAATGAGCAATTTTGGTGCAGGTTGCTTAATCTTGTCTCTGCGCGTGCCGTTCGGAGAACGTTTTGCCCGTTTCTTCCCTTTTTTGGTTTTCGGCTTTTTTCTCTGCCACACGGCATTCACGCCACCAACGTCACCAATAAATACGTTTGGCTTTGCTTTGAGCTGAGAGAGCTTATTACGCGGCAGGTTGCCGTATTTATTAAGCTTTATGTCTTTCGGGTTAAGCAAAGCACTACCATTAAGCTTGTGCTCTCCGCCGAACTCGAAGGGTTCAAGGTAACCAGCAGCAGTATCACGAACAAACACCTTCGCACGAAGGCTGTTTTTCCTGGCACCAACTGACCCAACCGATTTAACTGTAAAAGGTGTTGGATTATCCAGATTCCGCTCAAATGCTGTTTTTTGGGCCGCTTCTATCTGGCGAACCACTTTAGTCATAGCCTGGGCAGTCGCAAACGGTATTTGCTTCTGCAGCTGTCTTAACTGACTGGAAAGGTCCTTAAGCGTTGCCATATCATTGACCACCTAGTTACAGTAATTAAGATCAGTTTGCTCATAAAGTTGACAATAAAAAACCGCCCGTAGGCGGTTAGTCGAACATTTTATCAAGTTGCTTAGCTAGAGCTCGGTTAAACAGCTCCTTCGAAACTGTCATCAGCGTGCCCATACTGGCATCTTTGAATCCGGTTTTTAATGTTGCCCAAACCTCTTTGTTACGGAGAGCATCCAAGAAGTCATGCCCCATCGCGGTCAATCGCAAGGGCATTACAGCCCAGTGAGTCATTCCGTCTAAAGACTGAATAGCACCAAAGCCGGGCTCCCCATCACTCCTGATAATCAGCCCTCTATCCTCAAGCAAACGCATATGAAACACAAATGTGTCAGTTTCACAATTGAACCCTAAATCCTTTAATCGAATAATATCGGTATCAGGTGAATCCGATGCCTCGAAAGCCTCGAGCAAACCTTTAAGGTATTCTTGATCTATTTGCATAACCCCTCCGTATGTAAAAGGTTAATTTAACATCAATTTAAGCACTGCTCTTTGATGTATTCCTGCAAATATCCAACCTGTTTCGTCACTGTGACGATTCGCTCTCTGAGGGTGAAATAATCCCGTTCAGCGGAGTCAGTAAGTCGGGGGCCGGTAACATCGCCCAGGCCGCCGGTGCTGGTCGTTCCGTTCGCGGGACAGTTTGCGTTGAGCTGCAGCCGCTTACGGCCAGCAATGACATCGCTATGCAGACGCTCAATGGTTTCTTTCGCATCAGCCAGTTCTCCGGTGTATTTGGCATCCAGTGCAGCGACATCACGCTGGCGGGTCTGCATGTCTTTAATGGTGGCGGTCGCCAGGAGGAGTTTCTCAGTGGCCTTATCGCGCTGGTCTCTGTAAGTGATGGCGTTGTCGCGGTAGTGGTTCACGAAGAAAGCCAGTGCGCCGATTAACGCCAGCACCAGCAACTGCAGCCAGTAACGCTTAACCAGTGCGCTAATCATGACAGGAACAGAGCTCGCTCTGCCTCCCGCCGACGTGTCAGCCCATTCAGCACCTTCCCACCAGCTTTATTCCAGCGCAGGAACTCATCGGCTGCACCAGCGTAATCTCCGGCGTTGAGTTTTCGCAGGAGAGTCGATGTCGACAATGACCGCGCACCGAGGTTATACGTGAACGACACCAGGGCATCGAATTGCCCCTGAGTCAGGCCAACTTTAACCAGTCGTGACACGTCACTTTCGTAACTGACCATTCCTGTCTTCAGCAGGCGTTCTGCCGTTTCCTGCTTAATTGTCATCCCGGCACGGATTGGTTTCCCGTCGACGGGCTGAGTCCAGCCATAACCGATCGTCCAAACGCCGACGCTGTCCTGATAGGCAGTGAGCTTGCAACCTTCGAACTCTTTGATCAGGGCAATGCCTTTATCACTGGTTTGCATTCTTCATCCCCGTCAAGCGTTCCCAGAAATAGGTCAGAGCCACTGAACCCATCGCCCCGCTAATGCCGGACGTGACAAGGATCATGTGAAAACTCAACCCACTCTCCACGCTTATCAACCCGCCAATCAAACCGGTAAAGCCGGAGACAGCGATCTGTGCCAGCGCGTTTATCCAGCTCCATGTCGCTTTATTCTGCTTTACGTCGATCAGGTAGCGAACTAAACCGCCCCAGCATGCAATGCCGAGCAGGACTAACCAGGACAGGCCTACAATTTTGTGGTCGTCATTCATACGCTTTGCCATATCACCTCCGAAGGAACGGGGTGCTGTTTGTGTAGAGTGGAAGGATGCCAGGAAACAACGACCGGACATCGCAAATAAAAAAGCCAGCGACAGGCTGGCAATGTGAGGGTAAGGCAATGTCGGCTCTCTGGCCGAAGGGTCCCAGGTAGTGGGTTCTGTGTGCTGCGTACCGCAAATAAAAAAGCCCCGCACGATGGCGAGGCTCTTAATTCTTTGTCGACCTACGAAGCTATGGCGACGATATCAGATTTACATGAAATATATGCGTTTCAATCCAGTTTTGCAAGACTTGAGTCTAAATTTGTCGCCTTTTGTTGTGAACGTGATCGCGTAACCTGCAATAAAGCCCCGCTATCCAGTCGCAGGAAGATGCTGCGCATCTCAACCCAGCGGTCAGTAAAGGTCTCTGACCAGTTTTTTGGCGTTACGCCAACCAGCGACGCCAGCGCCTGATATTCGTACGTCTCACGCCCTGCCAGCTCTGCTTTCACGTCCTGAGCCGCGAGCCAGACAAGCTTCTTCAGGCGCTCCATCGTTTTGCCGGCCACCTTCTTCGCGCCGAGCTGCTCCCGGAACTCTGCCCACGCCCATTGAGTGATTTCCACCTGATAGCACCAGCGCACGTTCTCGCTATAGTTCCATAGCAGCCACGCTTTCTGGTGTTCTTCGAGTGACATCAGTGCGCGGCGCCACGATGCGCTGGAGTATTCAACCGGCTGCACCAGGGGAATATGCGAACCCTTGGTATGCGACTGCTTGCCCGGTATTGGCGGGTTATCCAGCGTAATCATTTCCCCGGTCACTTCATCCAGCACTCGAGGCTTTTTACGTTTAAACGTTCCCGTATCGAACTGCGCGTTTTCAAGCCACGCCATCAACTGCCCTTTCGTCGCACCACTTAAATCGGCGGTGGCCACCATCAACTGCTGGCGCACGTATTCGAGAAATTGAGTATTCATACTGCACCGCCTATGGTTTTGATGTAGTTCTTCAGTATTCGGTAATCCGTCAGCACAGAGCCCGGAAAGTGGTATAAGCGCAATCGTTGCCAACGAACGCGGAGGTGATCGGCAAAATAGGATTCGAATGTCATGCTGCCTCCTGCTTTTTCAGCGCGCGCAGGTCAGCCAGCGCGGTCAGTCTGATTTCCTTCAGTTCTTCAATAGTCCAACGATGCGGAGCGTTATTGTTCTCGAGCGCTAGTACCAGCTCTTCGCCATAACGTTCCACCAGCGCGGCTCGGTATGCTTCGATATTCCCGGATTTGTAGACGTTGCAGACATCACACTGAAGATGGATGTTGAAGCGAGTGAAGCGCAGATGCCCAGCGGCTGCCGTAGTCCGATAATGGCCAGCATGCCAGGCGAACGCCGTTTTAGTTCCGCAGGAAATACAGCCCCGCCCCTCCGCCAACTCCGTCTCGCGGCAAATGTCATTTACGGCACGCTGCGTCAGGTCAATCCAGTGCTTCAGCGGCTTAACTGCAGCTTTACGCTGGCGCCAGGCTGCACGTTCTTTCTTCTCAGTGGCGCGCTGCTTGGCAGACTCTTTGCGTTGTGCAGCCTCCCGGGCTTTTCTGGTCTGCTCTTTCCCGACGGCGCTGGCGCACTCATAACCGCAGACGGTCTGCGTGTCGCGTACTGGATTGAACCACTGGCGGCATTCCTTGTTGGCGCACTTCCGGCGCGGTAACTTAGCCATAATCACCCCCAGACCTTTTGTCGAAAGGTTCTTGGTGTACGCGCCGGATGCTCGCATTCAGGCAATTTTGCGCTGATAGTCCAGGTGATGTTGTCGCGATTCAGGCTACGTTCTACCGTGGCGCCACGACGACGGTAACTGGCCACCAGCTCGTCGGCCTGATCGGTTGTGCATTCGTGATGGTGGAACCAGGAATATTTCATCGCCATCACCCCGCAAAGCTCATGAGCTGCGATGCGGCGTTTTCCGCTTCACGCTGGTCCTTGAATGCCCGGGACAATACCCAGCGCCACAGAACATCGAGCGCGGCTTTGTACAGCTGCTGGAACTCGGTTTCGTCCATGTTGGCAAAGGCAATGCTGCGGGGGTGTTTGCGAAGGGTGCCGTCGGGAAGCTGTATGGCGTCGTAGTGGCCAGACTCGATGATCACCCATGCACGATATGCGTCATAGGATTTGCAGATGCTGATACTACCGGCGCGCTTATCGGCGATGCGGTCCAGATATTGCTCAGCAGCATCCAGGAGTGCTGCTTCACTTCCCGCGAATGAGGCAAGGAACTTGGCATAGCCGGTTACCAGCTTGCGTTCGTTGGAGGAGATTGCCCCGCCGGTGGGTTCCCAGTATTCGAAACCGAGATTGAGTAACGCGAAGAAACGACGGTGAAAGGCCGGGTTGCGTACCTGCCGGAACTCAGCCACCAGTACGGAGCCGAGTTTGATTTTTGATTGCAGTAAATCACTGGTCTCCGGCGTAGCGGGGATCAGGATTCCTGAGGAATGCTTGATGAGTTGTAGTTCGTGCGCCATGGTTTCTCTCCGTGGCGCAGTAGGTTACGGTTGTTCAGACCGTTGATTTCATATTATCAGAAGGTGGGGTTACCCGGTAGCCGAGACGGTGAATAAACTGCATAAAACCATTAGGAGTAAAGACCTCTTCATCATCCAGCAAAGGCCGCATAGAAACCATGCCATTGACGCGATAAATTAGATGCCTGCCCGATGAAGGAAAGCTAAACACCACGCAGCCGTCAGACCTTCTTACAATGTCATACCAGTTGTCTTCTGACGTTTGCAAAGCTGAATCACTCACATTTATGTTCTCCCTTCGAGCGACTAACAGACGCGATTAAAGATTGTCGGCAGCAGCATCAGAGGGTTACGCAAATTGCGGTATTCTGAAAAATGCGCGCCAGCCTTAAGCGCAATTCTAATAAAACCAGTCGTCAGCGCTTTCCCAGGTATCCTGGAGGATTGATTCAATTTTCTTTTTATCGTCCTTGTCACCACCAAAAACACTTAACCCATCGGCCCCGGCACGGCGGATTGTGAGCCTGCAATTGTCATAGTGATCATTCAGGCGCTTAAGCAGTTCTTTCTCCAATGCTGGTACTGCGCCTTTAGGAAGTTCTTTCATGCGATCAATGGTTAATTCAACTTTCATAATGGCCCCCATTGCATGTACTGTGTTTTTATACAGTATACCTATGCGCGGAAATGATCAACGTTTTAAGAGCACAAATTGTTAATTTTCTGTCAGTAGTAAAAAAAGAAAACCCGCCGTAGCGGGTTGAATTAGCGATGTTTTATTACGCCGCTATTTGTTTCTGCTGACAAAGCTCCTGTAGGTTAGCCCTAACCAGCGCCTCAGCGAGCTGATGATTGGACAGCATTAACGCAATGGGTAATAGAAACCACAGAATGCACGAAATGGCGGTGGTATTCGCCATCTGTGACAGGTTGAATATTGCTCGAATTGTATTGTTTGCACTTTAACGTTTCTGTTGTAGTGCCGGATGCATGCCACCGTATGTTCAGGACGATGGCATGCATATTATGGATTACGATTTATCCATTCCCAGGGGATTAGGGTGAATTCCACTTACATGCCAGAACGCATGCTCTCTATTCAACTGATTTCCCTTTGGTATCAGGAAGCCATACGTCCCAGATTTAAAAGTGGCATGAGCGCAGATTAGACTTTCTCCTTCAAAGCTATACTCAGTCCCTTCAGGGATTAGAGAGTCAGTCTTGATCAGGTGAACAGTTCCGTTGATAGGGATCATGTAATGGTGCATTTTAGGCTCCTCGTGTTGTGAAGAGCCTAATTATATCAGGTTTGAATCTACGTCATTGAAGTAGCAGGATTTGTTACACCATGTTCTGAAACTCGGACATTAAGCTGCGATCTCTTTCTGCTGACAAAGCTCCGGTAAATTAGCCCTCACCAGTGCCTCGGCGAATGGCGGCGGAACTGCGTTGCCACAACGCGCAACCTGCTTGTCCTTCGCGTACTTCTGCCCCCGATAGTCCTGATCGATGATGTACCACTCCGGGAAGCCCTGCCAGTTTGGCGTTGTTCAACCCTGGGTTGTTGCGCAGGGCTGCCAGCACCTGCTCACGGATTGTTATGTTCATGTCACACCATCCCGTTCGACTTGTTGCGGTTGTACTTGGCCAGCAGCAGCTGGATCGGCGTCGGCCCTTGCTCGGCAGCTGGTGCGGCAATAGCCCGGCGTACCGGCGGCACTGGCTTACCCTCGGTGACGCGCCTTTCCCACATGTCCAGCAGATCGCCTGCCTCGCGTGCCAGTTCACCATGCGTTAACTGGCGCTCGGTGCTGCGGTGGCGCAATTCTACGCAAATGTGGTACATGACCGGCTGCGACCATGGAAATTGCTCGCTGGAGATGAATTCGAACGAGCGGTTACGCCAGTCCCAGTATTCGGCGATCACCTGGTCAACGTTGACGCCCAGCGCGCCGCCGCTCTGCTTGCACCAGGCGACGAACTGGCCCGGCGACGGCAGGAATGGGCGCTCCTGGCGGCGGGCAATGCGCATGCCGGCATCGACCTGAGCCATGGTGTGGATCCCGTTCTCCTGAAACGCCAGCAGCCACTGACGGCGGAATTCGTTCAGGTCTTCCTGGGTGCGGAAGTTCGCCATGCTGGCCGGGAACGCGGCGCGCAGCTCGTTGAACAGCTTGTTGAATACCTGCGCCACCTGCTCGACCGGCGCGCACTCCTGGTACTGCTCTGGCAGGTTATGGGCCATGCGGCTCATCTGCTCGCGGTCGTGGTTACGCATCTGCTCTGCAAGAGATTTCATCGGATCACCCCATAGGCCCAGTCAGTGTTGTTGAAGTCCAGATCTGGCTTGACAGCGCGCTGCTCACCTCCGGCGTTACGCTGCATTGTCAGCTTGTCCCACTGCTTACGCAGGCTTTCGGGACTCAGGATGTTGGTCTGCCAGAAGTGGTGTTTGCTAGCCCAGTCATACAGCGCGCAGATGTCCTGGTGCGACCGGTTGTCTATCTGGCGCATCAGGCGAACAGTGTTAGACCAGGAGGTCATGTCCGGGGCTTTGCAGGTTGGGTTAATCAGCTTCACCCTGGAGGAAATCCACTTAGCTGTCTCGAGGTCTTCAGCAGAGCCCCACTTCGCACCGGATGGTGTGTAGACCGCAGCTTCAGGATGAGTTGATAAAAATTTCTTCAGACGTGCGTCAGAGGATTCGTCAGAATTCTCGGACGAAGATCTTTTAATACTGTTCTTGTTCTTGTATTGGGTGTCTACCGTTTTCGGGAAGGTTATTCCTGATTTCGGGAAGGATTTTCCCGTTTTCGGGAATTTTCTTCCCGTTTCCGGTTTGTCTAAAATCCATGCTGAAAGGTCAGTGTTTACACCGACGATTTTCATCATGCCCTGCTTCTGTGAAAAGATGATTTTGCGTTCTGCGAGAGACTTAAGCGCGTCCGATACATGCGTATCGCTCAGGCCCGTAAGCTCGGCAATAACCGTATTTGTCACGCGGTCCTGTTTCTTGTTCCAGCCGTAGGTAAGCCAGATCACCGCCTCAAAACATTGCCATTCCCGGCCTGACAGTCTCAGGCGAGGCTTAAGCTGTTGGATCTCGTTAGCGACCTTGGTATACCCGTTCGACAGGTCGGCCATACGACCTCCCGGTTGTTCGGTTTTATTTGGGAAATTGATTATTTCAGCGGTGTTTGACATACTGTTCTCCGCAATTACGCACTGTTTTTGCACCTGAAAGCCGTTGGTGTTCGAGCACCGCGGCTTTCGCCATTTTTGAACCGGTCATATAGCCCCCAGCATAATCTGCACCATTTCCATCAACGGACCGGTTAACCCAGGGTCAACGCGATACATCTCCACGATCCCCTCGCTCAACTCTTTCAGCTTCTGATGACGTGGCGCATCCATTGCGACAGCAATCTTCGCTTCGCTGGTTTCCTTCTCCAGCCTTGCCAGACGAGCCATTACGTTGTCTTCTGGTAGCAGACGATTGCGGTATTCAATCGGCAGGACAGCGAGGATTGCCGGCGTCAGCTGGCGGACGTTCTCGCGGTACCGTTCGCTGTTGAAATGGTTATCCAGGAAGCGGAACAGCTTCTGCCGGGCACGGCTGTGATCTGCCGGAAAGTCGATACCTTCGCCACCTATCCGGTGCCACTCTTCAACGATCAGGGCCGTTACAACGTCCTGCCCGGCTACTGCTGACCAGGCGCGAACAGCATCACGGAGGGCACCACAACTGACGCCCGGTTTTGGTTGAGCGCGATTTATCAGCGCTGCTGAAATGAACCCGTTACTCTGTTGATACGTAAGTGATTGCATAGTTACATTCCTTACTTTGGTAAACCGTCACTTGGGTTTGGATAGAGATCAGGGCGCAGCTCGTGTGGAGTTACGCCGGTAGCCGCGTAGATTTGAAGGACCCGATCAGCAGGCACCACGCCCTGGTACCGGTTTTTCCAGCGGCTGACCGACATCGGCTTGATGCCCAGCATGGTTGCGAGATTTGTTGCAGTGCCAGCGGACTTAATGGCTTTCGTTAACCCGTTCATCGTTGTCTCCGATTTGAATACAATCAAATTAAGCCTGAGGCTTAATTTATTGTCAAGCCTGAGGCGAATTTTCAAGTTTAAGCAAAAGGCTTATTCTTCTAACCATGAAAGAGAAAACCGTACTTAATCCGATACTTGTCGAACGCCTTTCAGAGCTGAACGGGCGCGGTATGACCAAATCCGATATGGCCAGGGTTGCTGGGGTAACCCCGCAGTCTGTGAACGGCTGGTTTAAAAAAGGCGTGATCAGCAAGAAATCAGCTCTCGCTGTCGCTGACGCAGCTGGCGTGTCTGTGCCTTGGTTACTCGGTGAGGATGTCGGCGAGAAGGACGGACTTAAGCCGGACGAACAGCGCCTGCTTGAGCTCTACCGCCAGCTGCCAGAAGAAGAGCAACAGAACATGCTCCGCATCTTTTCGATACGTCTTAAGGAACTGGATGAGCTGTATGAGAAGTACATGAAGGGGCGGATTCGCTCGCAGGGGGACTGAATCGCTTTAGGTTTGTCCTGAATTTTTAGTTCCCATGAGACAATGATGTCTTTACTGGGGGGTGATTCCGCCATTTATGTTAGATTGAAAAAACTATCAATTTAATTAATATTTATCACTACTACACGGGATGTTTTGCAATGACAGCTGAGATTGTTGTAATAAATAATACTGGAATCGCCCTTGCTGCTGACTCTGCAGTCACCACAGAGCATAATAGATTAGTAAAAATAAATAATAGTGCGGAAAAACTATTCGAACTATCTAAACACCATCCCGTGGGGATCATGATTTATAATAATGCGACACTGGGTGGCGCACCGTGGGAACTTATAATTAAATCCTATAGAAAACAATTGGGGAAAACTAGTTTCCCTACCATTAAAGAATATGTTAATGACTTTGTAAAATTCATCAATGGTAACTCAGACCTTATAACAAATGAAATGAGAGAGGCTTGCGTTATAAACCTTGTTGTTGATAACCTCAAAGGTTTGATGAGATACATTAATGATAATAATGTAGTAAACTATTTAACAATGAACCCCGCCGTTGAACTCGACAATGTTATTTTTCAAAACATAGTTAAGCAAGCCTTTGATTTAGAGATAGGAATCTTAAGGAATAATCTCTTTTTCGAAGGGTTTGATACAGAAGAGTTTAATGATGCTTTAGCATATATACAAGATTTAATATCGCCATACATTTCATCAATTATTGTTCTTGATAACTGTGAAAATATACAGCAAGAGCTTATGGAAAAAGTCATATTATATTCCACTTGTTTAATTTTCAAAGTCCATGCTAGTCGTACATATTCAGGGATTGTTATAACAGGTTATGGAGAGGAAGAATATTACCCTTCCATTTGCACTCTTCATATCTACGGCATTTTTAAAAACAAATTGATGATCCATAATATTGATGATAAATCCCATAATGAGGTAACCAATATGGGGTTTGTTATACCATTTGCTCAAGAAGATGAAGTAGTAACTTTCATTGATGGGTGCAACCCTAACATCATTAATTTTAACAGAACTCTTACAGAGGAAGTTTTTGATCGGCTTAATCATTATGTTTCTAGCAATATTTTCCCTGCAATGAACAATGGAGTACTAGCCAATCACTTCTCCAGTGAAATTGAGGAACTCAAAAACGTACTTTTACAAGATCACGATACTAAACTTGAAAGCTATATTGTTAATAACCATACAAATAAAATGATATCGATGTTGCAATCACTTGGGAAGGCAGATCTTGCGTATATGGCCGAATCATTAGTGAACATCACTGCATTCAAAAGAAAAGTATCACATGATTATGAAACTGTCGGTGGGCCTGTTGATGTCGCTGTGATATCAAAAGTTGATGGATTTGTTTGGGTAAATCGTAAACACTACTTCCCTAAAGAGCTAAACTCTAACTACTTTAATCGTCAATAACACATAAGGAGATATTAATGTCTATAAAGCAAGCTCTCAATAACGCTTATAAAATCATTGTAAATCAAAAATTTGGTAATAAAGAACAGCAGCACTCGCCGAAAGGATTTAACCAGCAGTAATGAAAAAACCCGGCCACAGCGCCGGGTTTTTTACACCCTCACCCACCATCTCAGCCGCCAACACCCAGCCACGAAGTCCCCGATCTCGACCTTAGCGTCGGGATTTTTTTTGCCTGCAATTCGGTGAACATCACGATTAAGCCTGAAACTTACAATCACATTTCGCCTGGAGCTTGACATGATTTAAGTCTCAGGCTTAATATGCAATCACCAAGACGCACCACGAACCACCCAGGCATGGAGCCCACGAAGAAGCCGTCCGGGGCATACGAAGACCGGAATGAGGTGGTGAGATTAACGCGCAGTAGGTTTGAAACGTTCCGCCAGCCTGGCGACAAGGGCAAAGCACAGAGTGAGCTTCGCGGTGGTGAATTGCAGAGTTAAAACGCTCAACCGTGAAGATCAGCGCCGCGGCACCACCAGCGAAGTTCACTCAGAAAAACTGGAGAACATCATGGTTCATCAGCACTACGGTACACAGACAGTAAACCGCGGCGCAGTTCAGCCGGGGATGCTCGTCAAACACAAAGACTCAACCTGGACGGCATCAGCTAACGCTCGCGGACGTTTGTATCTGCATCGCGGCGTAGAAATGACTTACACCAAGGATTTGCTGGTTGAAGTTTATCTGAACGGTCTGGGGCATGGACTCAGCCACTAGCGGAGGATGTCATGTTAGACAAGAAATGCGGATATTGCGGCAAGCCGGTTAAAACGGAGGAAGTAATCAAGAGCACCCTTCTCTATCGCAACGGCTCACAGCTGGCGCGCAAAGAAAAAGAGTATTGCTCCAAACGTTGCGCTTCGCACGACCAGATGGCTCACGAAGGCTAACGGTGATGAATATGCGAGAAAAATTATCACTGGCACGACTGAAGGAATTGCTCAGCTACTCGCCTGAAACAGGAGCATTCACATGGCTCAAAAATCGCGGACGGATAACCGCAGGTGATTTTGCTGGAAATTTAGATACGCGCGGCTATGTACGAATCATCATCGATGGAAAGAAATACAGAGCACACCGCTTGGCCTGGCTTTATACACACGGAAAATGGCCTTAAGACCAGATTGACCATGTGAATGGAAATTGCTCTGACAACAGGCTGGAGAATCTCCGCGAGGCTACTTGCTCACAGAATAACTTCAATAAACCGCTTCAGAAAAATAATACGAGCGGAGTGAAAGGAGTTTATTGGCACAAAGGGAAACAACGCTGGACAGCCATGTGCCGAGTTAATGGCAAAAGATTCACGGTAGGAACTTTTATTGAATTAGAAAAGGCTGCGGAAGCAATACGCGACTTCCGCAAAGCGAATCATGGTTCATTTGCCAGGAATTCATAACCCAGCGCAATGCTGAAAGGCTCCGGTGGTACCGACCAAAGTTACACCGGAAACAACATTAAAACCAAAGTTAACCCAATGGGCGCTATCAATGGTCCGGGGATTCTAACACCCAAAAATGAGGATCTCACATGGAATTCTTTAATGTGGTTAAAGCCACTCAGAAATCCGGAAAGCAAGATGCAGTGGTCTGGTTCACTGCTAAAACCGAGGCTCGCGCCAATCTGATGCTGGATGTTGCGCTGGAAGATGCAGGTATCGAAACAGGTCGGGGTAAGGACTACGCCAAACCGATTCGCACTGATTTCCCAGTTGTCGACGGCCTGCCGAAAGAAGGTGAAGTTGATTTTACCTGGTGTGATCGCTACGAGCTTCAGGACGATGGGCGCACCTGGCTGCCAAAAGCCGCTGGTGTGTCTACTGGTTCCGTTGACGCCCCCTACACACCTACTCCGACCGTAATCGTTGAAGATGCGACTGCGTCCGAAATTGTCCCGGTTGAAAACCGTACTCCAGCGGTCCGCTTTGCCGTCCATCTGATGAACGATAAATACCAAACCCACGTCACTAAAGAGCAGCAGTTGGCTGCCAGCGAAATGTCACTGGATGAAGGCAATACATATCTCCATAGCCTGCTTGTGGCAAGGAACGATGTGCCCGCGACCGCCAAACTCAGCCTGAATGCTGAGTGGAAAATGATTCGGGCGGTTAAGGACATTTTCACACCAGACGAAGAGCACGAACCAAGATTGATCGCTGCATTCATGTCTGACTGGGTGAACACCGATGCCGGTGACCGCAATCAACTGGTAGAAGACTGGCGCAGTGGTAAGTTGCAGTTGCTCAAAACTGAAACCAGCAACGCTGCTGACGTTACAACGGGTCAAGATCTCACTGTTGAGGACGGTATCCAGACCGACGAGAACGGCCGGGCAGAAGGTGGCGTCGTTGATGGTGAAGTCGATACCGAAGAGCAATCCCAGCAGACACAGCAACCGAACCTGATCGTTGTTGCCACCCTGCCATTCCGCCAGCGCGTACTGGCTCAGTTCATCGGTGATGGTGAATATCTCTATCACATCGACGCAGGGCAGAAAAATGAGATTGTCCGCCTTGAGATGGACACCGATGACGCGTACGTCCAGAACCTGCTGCTGGCAGCTGAGAATGTGGAAGCATTCAAAAAAGCCATTGAGCACGATATTCATAAAGTCGTGAATGCCGTTAAGAAAGTCTTCCCTGTCGATGGAAAAATCCCTGAACTCGCAACCTTAATCCAGTTTTTGAAATTGTGGTTCGCTACAGATCACATCGACCGCGGTATCTTCGTTCGCGAATGGGCCGCCGGTAATCGCATCAGTAGTGTGCAGCGTACTGATTCCGGCACTAATGCCGACGGCGGTTACGTCACTGACCGTGGACCTGACGCACACCACACACTGGACACTCTCGATTTAGAGATTGCGTGTGCCCTTCTGCCTATGGACTTCAACCACTTCGAGATCCCGGGCAGCATTCTTCGTCGCGCTAAAGAAATCGTGACCAAAAAAGAAGAACCATGGAAATCATGGAGCAACATCCTGCGCAATCAGCCAGGCGTTCTGGGTGTTAACCGCACGGCTATTTTTAACCTGGTACGTATCGCACCGGAAAATATTCATTTAACTCCTGTCGCTCACCTGGAATTTGTTAACCAGACCATGACAGCCGCGTTCAATTCCGCGGTCGAGTTATTGCCGTTGCATGAGGCTGAACCCGCAGCACAGGAAATTCCCCAACCTGAAGGTAAGGAGTCTCCGCGCAAATCCTTCTGCACTCACGAAGAGAACCTGCAACGCGTGCGTGAAGAAGGAGCACGCCGCCGCGCAGAGGAAGCGGCAGCACAACCGCAGAAAGTCGAACAAGAACTGGTTAAAAATGTCGGCAACGGAATATTCGACGTTACGGCTTTGCTGCAGAACTCAGCAACTCATGGCACGAAAAAGGCTACGGAGACCACCAGCAATGTGCAGGTTCAAGAAACTGTCAGTGATGAAAAACAAGCTGGTGATGAAGTACAGCCAGGCGAAAGCAGTCTGGAGTCTGGTGAAGAGTCAGATACCAGCCAGAAGGACGATGTAAACCAGAATACGGATTCTGTCGCCAAAAATAGCGATTCTGTAAGCCAAACCGAACCAGTTGCAGCACAAACCGAGCCAGAAGCGCAATCTGACGAACCGGCTGTTGTTTATCCCGCTTATTTCGAGCCAGGCCGCTATGAAGGGCTGCCAAACGAGGTTTACCACGCCGCCAACGGCATCAGCTCAACCCAGGTGAAAGATGCGCGCGTTTCGCTGATGTACTTCAATGCGCGCCACGTAGAGAAAACCATCGTCAAAGAGCGCTCAGCGGTGCTGGACATGGGCAACTTGGTGCATGCGCTGGCGTTGCAGCCTGAACTACTGGACGCAGAATTCAGCGTTGAACCGGTGATCCCTGAAGGCGCATTCACAACGGCCGCGACCCTGCGCGCCTTTATCGATGAGCACAATGCCAGCCTGCCGGCGCTGCTGTCTGCCGACGACATCAAGGTGTTACTGGAAGAGTACAACGCCACCCTGCCGCCGCAGGTTCCGCTTGGCGCTAACCTGGAAGAAACGGCACAGAACTATATGGCGCTGCCAGCTGACTTCCAGCGTATTGATGGTGACCAGAAGCAGACGGCGACGGCAATGAAGGCATGCATTAAAGAGTACAACGCCACCCTGCCGCCGCCGGTTAAAACCAGCGGCAGCCGTGACGCGCTGCTGGAGCAGTTGGCAATCATCAACCCTGACCTTGTGGCTCAGGAAGCACAGAAACCGGCACCACTGAAAGTGTCCGGTACCAAAGCAGACATGATCCAGGCCGTGAAGGCAGTCAAACCAGATGCCGTATTTGCCGACGAACTGCTGGATGCCTGGCGCGATAACCCGGAAGGAAAAGTGCTGGTCACCCGCCAGCAGCTGAGCACCGCGCTGAATATTCAAAAAGCGCTTCTGGCACACCCGACCGCCGGCATGCTGCTGACCCACCCTAGCCGAGCCGTTGAGGTGAGCTACTTTGGTTTTGACGAGGAGACGGGCTTGGAAGTTCGTGTGCGCCCTGACCTTGAGATCGACCTGGATGGCGTGCGTATAGGTGCAGACCTGAAAACCATCAGCATGTGGAATGTTAAGCAGGAAAGCCTGCGCGCCAGGCTACACCGGGAAATTATTGAACGTGATTATCACCTGAGCGCGGCTATGTACTGCGAAACCGCAGCGCTGGATCAGTTCTTCTGGATTTTCGTCAACAAAGACGAGAACTACCACTGGATCGCCATCATCGAGGCATCCGCTGAACTACTGGAGCTGGGTATGCTCGAGTACCGCAAAGCGATGCGCAATATCGCAACCGGATTCGACACAGGTGAATGGCCAGCGCCAATCACTGCTGACTACACCGACGAACTGAACGACTTCGACCTGCGCCGCCTTGAAGCGCTGCGTACTCAGGCATAAGGGGAATGATGATGGAAAACACGAATATCGTAACCGCTGAACAGCAGACTCCAAACACGATCTCAGCCAGCAATGCCATTTTCAACGTGCAGGCTTTAACCCAGCTTCAGTCTGTCGCCGGGTTGATGGCACAGGCAGCCGTAACGGTGCCTGAGCACCTCCGCGGCAATCCGGCAGACTGCATGGCCATCATCATGCAGGCGATGCAGTGGGGTATGAACCCTTACGCCGTGGCGCAAAAGACGCACCTGGTTAACGGTGTCCTGGGATACGAAGCGCAACTGGTTAATGCGGTGATCTCCAGCTCAAACGCCATCGTTGGCCGCTTTCACTATGAGTACGAGGGCGACTGGTCGAAATGTGCCAGCAGCCGCGAGATAACCGTTAAAAAGCCTGCGAAAGGTGGCGGGACGTACGACAAGAAAGAAATGGTACGCGGTTGGGAAAGTGCTGATGAACAAGGACTGTCGGTACGGGTAGGTGCCGTTATTCGCGGTGAAAGTGATATCACCTGGGGAGAGCCTGTTTTCCTCTCCAGCGTAATCACACGTAATTCTCCACTTTGGGTATCAAACCCGAAACAGCAGATCGCTTATCTGGCACTCAAATACTGGGCGCGCCTGTATTGCCCTGCAGTTGTTCTTGGTGTGTACACCCCTGATGAGATTGAACAGCGCACAGAAAAAGAGATCAACCCAACGCCGCAACGCGTTAGCCTGGCTGATATCTCAGGTGACACCGTCACAACCACGCAAAGCGCACAGGAATCGTCGGTAAATGTCGACTCTCTTGCCGATGATTTCCGCGAACGCATCGAATCTGCTCAGGACGTGGATAGCGCCAAATCGCTGCGTGCCGACATTGAAACGGCGAAAGCTACGCTGGGATCCGCACTATTCACCGAGCTGAAAAACAAAGCCGTAAAGCGTTATTACCTAGTGGATGCACGCAACAAGGTTGAGGAGGCTATTAAATCCCTGCCCCAGCCCGACGAGCCGCATGCAGCCGAACGGTTCGCTGAAGCCGAGCGCATGCTTGCATCTTCAAAGCGTCACTTAGGCGATGAACTGCACGATCAATTCAGCATCACCCTGGCGGATATGAAACCGGAATACGTGGCCTGACGAGACCGGGAGGGGTAACCCTCCCTCAAGGAGATTATATGCGACTGATCAATCGAGGAAGTAAGCAATCACCTTTAGCTCGCCAAGCATGCGACATCGCGCTGGCAGCTCACTTGCAAACATATGGCGACTATGGGCGAAGCAAGATGAAAGAGACTTATACGGTGAAGGTTGAAGGCGTGAAAGTCTGGGTGGAGGTGGTGAACCGAAAGGCGAGCTACGTGGCCACAGCGATGACCGGCATGCGCCGTCTCCGCTCCCTGCCCGGGCAGGTTGGTTGAAAAAGATTTTGAATGGCCCGAACGGGCAACTGGAGAGAGCTATGGATGATATTTTGGTAACGTCAGACCTGACCAGTCGCTACAAAATTTCACGCAAAACCCTTTGGTCATGGCAAAGTGCAGACACAATGCCTCGGGGCTTCGTATGCCCGTTCCCACCCCCTGACTGGCCCGGCAACCCTAACCGCTGGCGCTCTGAGTCAATCAAAGAGTGGGAGGATAAAAAGAAGATAAATTAACTGAAGGGCTCTCCGATGATCTCTTCAAGATGGCTCTGCCAAACGCGGAGCCAGTGTTTCTGATCATCGATATAGTCATGAAGGTTGTAATGCGCCATAACCCCCACCATCTGATGCCCGAGCAGCTTTTCAATTACGTGCGGCGGGCAACCTAACTCAGAGAGATTTGTGGCTATCGTCCGCCTCATATCATGAAGCGACCACTCTGCCATACCTGTTCCATTCCAAATAGAACGGGCGTAATTGGATGCCACAGGTGAATGAACGGGCGAATCTTTGATCCCGCCATCAATTTTACGTTGTGAAGTCACCAGGTGATTGGTGTTTATTTTCTTGAGGTGATTTCTGACCAGGTTAACGGCGGCGTCTGAGAGTCCCCTTCTAATATGTACCCGAGTTTTATAACTGCCCGCAGGCACGACCCACTCATTATCATCCAATCGAAACCATGATCTCTCACTAAGTCGAATCTCAGCCGTACGGCATCCGGTAAGCATAATAAATTTCACCAGGAAAACGGACTCTATCGACATATGGCTTTTCAACCACTGATAGATTTTGCGCAGATCGTCATCGTCCATCCTGCGAGTTCTCTTTTTAGGCTTTTGCCCGACATCAGATGGCAGTAATCCCTCGAGTGGGTTTGAGGCGATCACACTTCTGTTAACGCAGAACCTAAACGCCCGTTTGCACAGCGAAAGCATGTAATGAGCCATCACCCTGCTTTCTATAGAATCGAAGACGTTGATCCAGTGCATTTTCGCTGTGTTATCGACTTTGACATTCTTCATCGGTTCGGCGATATGTTTCTCAAACACCTGGCGATAGTAATCGACTTTAACTAGCCCGTTAGCGATACAGTGCCTTTCAATCCAGTAATTGAACGCTTCGGCAACGGACATCGCTTCCTGTCGGGTCTGCTTATCCAGCTTCACCTGCTCTCGCGGATCCAGTCCCTCAGTTAACCAGTTTCTGAATTGTTGGCGACGCTCTCTTGCCTGGGTGATACTCATTGCAGGATAATCACCAACATTGAGTTTTACCGCTTTACCGGCCCAGCGATACCGATAGAAAAATGATATTTTTCCGGCCTGGCTGATTCTGGCGTTGAGCCCGTGCGAATCAGAAATAATCTCGATATCATCTCTTTTCTTGCCGAGCGCCTTCCTGAGCTTTGTGTCGGTGATCAT